GTCTTTGTTGACCCCACTAATCATATAAGATAGTGGGTTCATAACTCCAGTACAGTCTGTTTTATCTACAGGGATAACTATATTCTCTTCTATTTTCTTAAAAGATAACTCGGTCTTGAATAGACTCCTTCCAAATCTCTCCCACAATAAACCGAAACTGCTATATGGAGTTCCGTCTTCACGAACAGGAGCTCCCTCGTAATGATGGTCAAACTCACCACCACCCATATCGAATATTATTCCGTCAAAGTTCTCAGGAATTTTAAATCCTCTACTGATTTCTATTTCAGGGTTTAAAATTTTAAGAAATGCTGCTGAGAATACATCATCAGCGTGGAATACTACACCACCATGAGTGAAACCCTCATGAAGTCTATAAGCTACTCCATTATTACCAATAACCAACTTTGCCATAAAAATCTCCTTCTCCCCGTTAAGCCGATAGGTCAACTAAATTTAATTTATTATTTACTAAGAAATAATATATATATATATCAAAAGTGCGTTAAAAAATAAGACTTTATTTCTAATTAGAAATAAGGTCTTTAATTATATTTGTAATAAACTCACATTGAATATTTATCACATATATTTTTTTTTTAATTTTAACATAATTAATTATCATCTTCGTTTTGTCGTTCTGTATATATTCTATGAATGACCTCATAAAATGCCTTCAATGTATGTATTTGATATGATATAGGGTGTTTGTATTTCATCCCATCTGTATATGTTATCTCGACTGCATCAAAATATATATCAAACCATGTTTCTTTGATTGATTTCATTATATGCTTAAACCAAAATCTCATATATACATTAAATGAACTAGGGATTTCAATTTCTTCATACATATTTTCGATACTCTCTAATAATTCAGTAATATCTTCGTTATCTACATAAATATCAAACCCACGAATCATTTTAAATAACTGAATAACCTTTGAAGATAATTCAATCATATCTTTGTTATCAGTATCGTAATAGCAACTATTGAATATCTCTACATCCTTAAGATTCTTCTCTGTGTCGATATCATAATTATTACTAATAATTAAACCATTTACTCTCATTTTTTAATCTCCTTTACACTAAAAATATTATTTACATGAACCAATTACTTTATGTGGTTCATGTAAATAATATATTATTATGAAATTATCAATTCTTTAGAATATGGAAGAGTTTCAATCCATTTACAGAATTCTCTCCATTCATCTAATTTATGATTCTTTCGTGATTTATAAATATTTATGAGTGTCTCATAATTCAGAGTACAAGTTCTCATTTGATTATAACTAGTTGGTAGCAACTGGATTATATTATACCATTCTTTTTTTGGATTACCCATATCATCATTATACCATAATCTAAAATCCTCTAATACTTTTATTAATTTCTTTAAAGTTTCTAATCCATAATCTGTTAAATGTTCGTGTGAGAAATCATCTAACTTAAATGGTTTAGAATGAATCTTATGCATTGTAGAAGTTGAATTTGCTACAGTAGAAACTTTATATGTATCATACTCTTTCCACCAATATAATGGAGCAGTTATATCTACCGATACAAAGATCTGTCTTAAGAATTTTCTATGATCTGGTGTACCAGCATTTCTTAATCTAGTTGCTAATGATAAATCATTTTCTCCTAGAATAAAATTATTATTTTCATCATAATGACTATCCATCCTATCCCATGAATTCATTGGGTTTCTTGCTCCTCTAATAGCATTTTCAAAATTCATTACTGAAACTTTTTCTAATTTAATCATTTATAATAATCCTTTCATATAATTAATTTATAATTAAGTAAAAAGGATTATTAATCCTTATAAAAACAAGCGTTTAATATAGAATATATGAAAGGAATATATTTATAATGAATGATATGTTGAGTTGGGATAGAGAAGCAGTATGGATGGAAAATGAAAGTTCTAAAATAGATACTGCTATCTCCATGATGAAACTTGGATATAATCAATCTATCAGAGATGCTGAAGTTACAGTATTCAAAGAGAACGGTTCATATGATGATTTAGAAGACCTTTATACAGAAGCTGTTAAGAAAAGAGCTGAAGTTAAGAAAGGTATTATTACTAGAATAGCTCAGTGGTTTGAGAATACTCTTAGAAAGCTATTGGATAAAATTACTTCATTCTTAACAGGTAGTAGAAAAAAGAATCAGAATGAACTGGTAGAATATGATACAAGAATAGATGAGATAGCTAAAGATGGTAAAGGTATATTAGGAAGAATAAAATCTCTAATATCAAATTTTACTAAAACTGGTGTTGGTAAACTTGCAATATTTGCAGGTGGTATATTTTTAAAGACTTACATTAAGCGTAAAGTTGTAAAACTTGCAAGGAGAGCTGCTGATGCTAAAGTAAGTGATGCTAAAAATATATGGAATGGAATTAAACAAGGTGCTATTGATTTATGTAATAAAGTAATGGAAGATCCAAAAAAAGAAGATAATAATGATAGTGATGATGATTTAACTTTTTTGCAGAAATTAAAAAAATGGGCTGGTGATCGTGTTATAGATATTCTTAGATTTATAGCTGATATTTTTGGATTGCGTAAAGAGAATCAAGCAATGAAAAATGAAGAGAATAATAATGGATCAGATACCCCAAAAGATAATGGTGGAGATAATAAAGAACCTACTAATACAGATAATGGTGGGAACGATAAACCAAACGATGATAAAGGTGATGATAAGAAATAAAAAAATAAGAAGAGTTCTACAGATAGAACTCTTCTTATAATTATTTACCACTTAGACATAAACTAATTTGCTTGCAACAGCAAGTTTAATTAGATGGTCGAGTGGTAATTTACCCACAACAATACCCGCCTTTTTGATATAATCATACAGGTTTTTAAATTCTCGAGATTTAGCCATTACAGATACTAATGTGTGTATTTTCAACACTCCATCAGCATATCTAATAATTTTATATGACTTTTCCGTATCGGCTTTGTCATACGCCAATACAGAAAATCCACACGGTCCGCTCGTGAAATAGAAATCATATGATGAGCTAAAATTACATACAAGATCAAAAATCTTGCATTTATACTCATCATTGATTTTTGTAACAGTTGCTTTCTTGCTAAACATATAACACCTCCAAGTTATATAATTTTTATTATTACAAGAAGATGATATATATATATATATTCAATTAACGGATATCAGTACTTCCAAATCCACCATTTCTAATTTCATTAGTATCATCATTTTCTGTTAAATCATAATCTACAAATATTCCCTGACAGATTCCAGTTCCTTTATCAAAATCTATATATCTAGGTATATCTAATTTATTGAATTCATATAGTTTCTTATTACCATTATTATCTGGAATATTTATATAACCTAAACTATCATTTCTAAATCCATCATAAATTAATTCAATCATAATATGACCTTCATTATCACTATCATAATAATCCGAATCAACTATACCAACAGTATTTGCAAATATTAAATGATACTTAAATCCTTGCCCACTTCTAGGATGTAATTGGAGATGTTTATTATCTTTTATCCTAGATCTAATTCCTGTTGGTATTATTAACATTCCTCCAACATCTATGCTAATTCCAAATGGTAAAAAGAAATCATATCCAGCTGATCCAGTAGTTGCTCTCTTAGGTAATCTGATATCATTATACATTGATTTGATAGTACTATCAATGTCTTGGACATCTTTTAGTTTTGGATAATATTTAAACATATCCTTTTTAAATTGATCATACGATACTTTCTCAAATTCATTAATAGCCATTTTTATTTCCTTTCCTTAATAAAAAAAATATTATAATTGAATTATTGTATTAATAACTATAAAACACAATGCATTAATAGTTTACTTTATAATGAAAGGATTATATCAAAATGATTAATAAACTTAATCGAAATATGATTAATGATATAGAAGCTTCTTTTCAAGTTCTTAAGGAGAATAAAAATAATCCAAAAGGATTAGATATAATAAAAAGATCTTTAGAAGCAGGACTACCTGATTTTGTTTTTAATATATCTATTACTCCTGTAGAAAAGAATGATAGAAATCTTTATTTTATTATGTCGGTATTTCCTGATGTCTCTACAGTAGATAAAATTATATCTGCTATTAGTGAAAATGATGATATTCAATCAGTACAGAAACTATGGCAGTTAAATAAACTCTGGAACATAGAAATTGATGAAAGAATATTATTAGATAAACCTATATCATTTACTCCTAAAGAATTAACAGCTATGCTATTACATGAAATAGGTCATATAGTAGCGTCAACATCTATTCCAAATAGAATAAGTTTAATAATAAAATATGAATTACTTAAAGCTAAATTTAGTAATAAGATGATGCTTAAAGATAAGATATTTAGAAGTATTTTATCTATTCCTATATTGGATGCTTGTATAGCAGATTATACTAAAGATGGTCCTAATATAAAAGATGAAATAGAAGCAGATTCATTTGCTGCTAAAATGGGTTATAGACAGGATTTAATGAATGCTTTAAAGAAAGTAATGATAATAAGTAAATCTGGTGGTAGACAATCATTAAATGATAAGATAGTTAATGATGTTAAGTTAGCTATTGCAACAGTAGATGATTTAAGACAAAGAAATATTGAATTAAGTAAGAATAGATTATTTGGATTTAAAGAAGATGTATCTAGTAAATACTTAAAAGACTTTGTTGAAAATTATATAGATAGAATATATGGATTAGATGAAAATAATTCAGTATTTAATGAAAAGAAAGTTAATTACTTTATTGAGTGTGGAGAGAAAACTATACAAGATGGATATTATACAGAATTCTTTTTATTTAAGAAAGAATTAAAGAGAATAGATCCTGTAGAAATAGATTATATAGGAAGTAAGATAAATACTATACAAGATGAAAATGATAGAATGATGATAGTTGCTTATATACATCATAAATTAGATTTAGTTGATTATTATATCGCAATATTATCAGATCCAAAAACAGCAAGAGAATATAGTATTCCACATACAGTAGACCAACTAATGAAGATAAAAAAAATATTAACTGATTATAGAATAAAAGCTATGAAACAACCATTACCTTTAAAGAATAGAGGATTATTAGTTTCATGGGCTGATGGATACGAAGGATAAAAAAAGTAGCTAGGTTTATAACCTAGCTACTAAATTGTCTTTTAGGAATTCGAGATTGTTAATCTCTTTCCATACTTCTCTCATCCAATCTGGCTTCCTATTGAATAACCAGTCATTATGATTCCTAATATAACCAGTTATCATGTTCCGTCTCTTAGATATCTCGTGATAGATATCCAAGATAGACTTCTTTATAACTTCTCTTGAAAAGTTATTTCCGGTAGAAGATACAATCTCTTCAGCCTTAAATACAACCTCTGAAACAAAGTAAACACCATTATCAAACTCGTTAAAAACTGTCATGTTTTAATTCTCCTTTGCCCGTTACCGATAGCTCAGTGTATTATTTCTACAAAAATGATATATATATATATATTACTAAAATACGGTATTATAGATACATAAGTAGAATTATATCTACTTATGTATCTTATTTATTATTTTATCTTCATTATATTTACAATCAAATGATTCCATCCATTCTATTGTAATTTCTACTCTAGGCTTTATTGAATAATACTTTTTAGATATTCCTTCTATTATTAAAGCATCATCTTCTAATAAATATCCTTGTATCATATCACAATATGCTTTTGCTAAATTATCCCAGTCAGGTTTACTTATAGGTCTAATAAATCCTAATTCAGCCAATATCTTATTTACATTATTCATTGATTTAGATATAGGCAGATATGATACACATTCTATTTTACATGGAGTATTTATTATCTCTAATTCTTTATCTTTAATAAACTCTTTAAAGAATTTTTTATTATCAGATGATCCCTTTACATAAAATATACCATTCTTTCCGCTCCTTGGTCTCGGAGTTGCTTTAGGGATAATATAAAGAGTAAATGATTTCTTTTTCCATTTAATACTATTTATTCTTTGTATTTCATCATATACTTTTAATTTATTCCTTTTAAGATTAGTATCTTTTAATAAGTAATCTATTCTTTCATTATTATATTTAGGAATATCCCCATATAGTTTATTATACTCTTTCTCTATGTTCATTATACACCCATTCCTATAGTAGAAGAAATAATATCTTTTACTTTCTGTTCAAACGGACCTATTAAGTTAGTTGGTATATCTTTTACTGCTGCTGCATATGCATGTAATGTCTTACTCCATTTTAAATCTATATTAGGAGAAGTTAAATCTAATCCACATGACCCTGCTAAATATTCTACTAATGATGTATTCTCTATAAACATTTTTGGTTTATTACTTGGAGACATCATAAGATCTGAATATAAGTCAGTTATGTTTAGAGTAACATCTACTTCAGATGGCAATCCAGAAGTACTAAATGAATCAGATACTTTTTGAATACTAATACTACTAGCAATCCCTAGATTACATGTAAATGTATTATTAACATATGCTTTTACTAAGAATGGTGAATTAAACGAGTTTGCAGATTGTTGTCTTGGCATTACCAATGCTAATAAATGCATCATAGGGACAAAAATATTATAATAATAACCAAATCTTGTACCATATGGTGATTTTAAATGTACAGTAAATGAATAACTCTTTGAATATTCACTACTTTGGTATATGTCAGGAATAATTAAATTATTTCCTTTAAGAGTTTCAGAACCAAGATTTATTATTCTACTCAGTGATGATGATATACCATTACTTCCAAGAATAGCACCAACACCAGATTGAACTGCTGATGTAAGACCTTCACCAAAACTTTCAATTGTCTTATAATCTATACCTCCAGAATTAGCCATAAATGCTATGTCTTTCATCATACCAGAACCTTGATCTAGCATTCCTTTAAATGTAGATGCACCTGTACTATTCTGAAGACTTTCATCTGGTGATACTTCGGAATCTATATAGAATTGAATATAATTATAACTTTTAGCTAGTGATGTTAAAGTTTCTCCAGATTTATTATTTTCATCATCAGTTTGATGGAAAGAAAATCTCACATTATTAGATTTCCATCTACTACGAAATGATTGGGTAGCTCTTTCGTTCCATCTATACTGTCTCCAATCAAACATTTCAAATGAACTTGATTTAGGTTTACTATTACCTGTAATTCCATCAGTATCATCACCTAATTGTAAGAATGTAGCTCCACATCGACACATTGCATTTACATAATTCATATATTCATGATAATCTGGCTGGAAATCGTATAACTTCATTTCTCCTTCTTTTAAATCTCCAAGTATGTTATTAATTCCTACAACATCATTACCAGCTAATAATGCTTGAGCCGTACTCATTTTATTCTCTTTAGATGCTGCTGGTAAGAATGCAGGATTTCCTGGAATTATTGTACATACAGGAGCTTCCATTAAAATATGCTCAGTATAATTTCTTCCAATAGTTGGAGAAATACTTTTTAGTCGTGGATCTACCATATCAGTAAATTGATATGGTATTCCAAATAATCTCATAGAGAGATTTGATATATTTTTAGTAGCACTAGTAGCTCCAGAAGACGATCTTCTTATTCGTGCTTTACTATTACTTGATTTTGTGGTAGATCTTTTATTAGAACTAGCTCTCTTTGGAACTTCTTTTTTCCTATTCGTTTTTTTCTTTTTTACTTTAGCCATAAATTTATCCCACCTTTAAATAATGGATAAGCCTAGAAATTAATCTAGGCTTATCCTCTTGTTTTTAAGGTGATTAATATCCACCTTTTGCTATAGCTCTTGCAGTTGATTCATTCTTTGTTACATTATTCGTTGCTACAGTATTTGCATTAAAATTCTTTGCAGTATTATCATTATTTCCACCAGTTACAACTATATTATTAGTTCCTCCTGATGAAGTAGATGAATTTCCTTTTAAGTTATTAAGCAAATCAAGCTTCGATGATGTTGTTCCTGTATTAACTGCAATAGCAGATAAAATCTCTAATGCATTGATAAGAATCTCTTCTGTACTATTATCTGGTGTTGTTTTAATATAATTACTTATATTATTAGAGTTAGATGTAGATGATAATAAATCACTTGTTGATACACTAGCTCCAAATCCACCAGTCATAGAATTTCTAGCATTAGTAGTTGCTTTAGTTATTCTTCTTCTATTTCTATTAGATATATTTGCACTTCCAAATCCACCAGTTTTCTTTATTCCTCTACCAGCACCACCGGTACTTGCAGAAGCTGTAAGACCATAATCAAGATATTTACTCATTGCTTTACTTATATTTGGTCCCCATTGTCTATCTATATTCTTACCAGCAGCATCTGTAAATGCATATCCAATCTTAGCACCACCACCAAGACCTGATATATCTAATAATGAATGTTCGTTTCTCTTCTTATAGTATTTTTCGTTTAGTGCGTATGTATAGCCATCAAATGCTTCAGCAACAGATGACCATTGTTTTGCATTACCAGATGGATTAACATTAGTAGCACCCCAACCCCATAAGTTATATTTTCTTTTAGCTATATTAGATGTACCTAAACCAGATTCCTGAGTTGCTATACCTAATAATGCTAATGCACTTATTCCATATTTATCCTGAGCAGCTTTAATAGCAGCAGCATCTGATACTTTTACTACAGAATCTTTTCCAGCTAATCTAGTAGAAATTATTTTTTCGATACTATATTGATCAAGCATAGGAAGTTTCTTAATATCAGTTTTATGCAATACATCAGCAGGTGTTGGAGGAATTTTTTGTCCACTTGATACTGCTGTAGGGAATCCCGTAGCTTGTGAACCACCAACATTCATAGTAGCTTCTCCACTAACTTCATTACCTGCTGTAGGATTTATTATAGGATTAATTACTGATGAGAAGTCTGTATTAGATGTGTCACCACCCAATAATCTATTTCCAGCTTCTGTAGCTAGACCAGATAAAAGTGATGATATCTTACTCATCTTACTCTCATTTTGCATACTACCACTAGTTGATGTTGTAGTTGCTCCAGCAGATGATGCAGATGATGCTATTCCTGATACATCTGATGATACAGAACTTGCATCTGTCATATTAGCATCGACAGTTACATCTGTTGAACCCCAACCAAGAATACCTTGATCTCCAACCTGTCTAGTTTTAAGTGCTACTTGTCCACCATTTCTTTCAATAGCGTTACCACCTGATGTATTTCCTTCTATAGTATATACTGTAGAACCATTAACACCTACAACAACACCAGTATGTGAACACTTGTAGAATATAACATCACCTGGTTTAGGTGTTTGTCCAGGTTGTAGCCACTTACCAGCAGCTTTAAATTTACTAACATTAGCACCACAACTTGCAGTTGTTGCACCGTATGTTGTATTTGATGCAAGGGCTTTATCACCTCCTGCTGCTTGTAAGAATACCCAAGTAACAAATGTAGCACACCAAGGTTGTCCGTTTGCGTGTCCAACATCTCTTGCGTATTTTGTGAAATTCTTTGAACCACCACCAGTTTTAGCATCAAGATTTTGAGCGTTATCTTTTTCCATATAACCAAGCTCATTTTTAGCAATTGCAATAATCTTAGATGAAGTTATACCACCTCTACCACCTTTTATGAGATCATATTTAGCTTGACCCATTTGTTTTAAATATGGATCCATATTACCTACAGACCATGCAGAAATAGTATTTCCATTTAGTTTCTCAGGAGAAACTGCTTTTGAATAATTCTTACCTCTAGGGTCGTTTATTAAGATATTTCCACTCTTATCTTGTCCTACTGCAACTACATAGTGTCCTGCATTAGTATAGGTACTTCCACCTTTACCTAATAAAACTACTGGATTGCCTGTAGCAACTCCTCTGGAAATATCAAATCCGCTAGGGTTATTAATTTGAGAAGTAGAGAGTCCACTCATTGTTGCTGCTTGACCAATAAACTTACTATTTGTACCAGTCTCATCTCTATTACCAGTAACTTTAGCCATATTAGCCATCTGTAATGGTGTTACTTCTTGTCTTGCTTTAGCTGTATTAACAGCCATTGCCATAGCAGTAGGTCCACAACCTGCATTAGCCATAGTAGCATCATCAGCACCCATATTATAAGCTTTACCAGCCCATCTTGGGTCATTCTGTGAGAAATATGATGCACCATTTACAACATCACCAAATCCACCATACTTGATAGATCTTTTAGTTCCTTTTCCAAATCCACCAGTACCAGAACCACCACTATTTCCACCACTAAGCCATTTAGTAAAGTTACTCCATGCATTTTTAGCAGCATCCATTCCCTTACTAAAAGTATCTTTAGCTTTTTGACCTAAGTTTTTAAGTCCGTTTGATATAGTTGTGTCTTTTACATTTGCTTCACCTTCTGTAAGTAAACCAGATGCAATCATTTGTTCGATATCGCTTTTAGGTACATTTTCTCGAATAACATCACCTAATGGGTTATAATAAGTATAACTATCACCTATTTTAACATAATATGATCCATCATTATAATACCATGCAGTTTTTTTAGTTTTAGCACCAAATAAACCACCAATCATACCTAATATATTACCACCAGCAGATTTTACTTTATTAAAGAATCCGCTAACAGTTTCACCGACTTTACTAGCTACATCATTAAATAATCCAGCAACTTTGCTAATCTTATCTTTCAATAATCCAATAGTAGTAGTAAACTGAGTACCTAATCTTTGTTCCTTTGGTACTTCTCCTTTTACAAGAAGACCAGAAGAAATCATACTATTTACAGTTTCTGAATCAATTCCTTCTCCAATAAGATCACCACTTGCTGTATAATGATTATAACTTTCACCTGTTTGTGTATAGTATGAACCATCACTATCGATCCAGCATACATTAGTTAATGATTTAAACATAGTACCTGCAATATTTTTTAATTGGTTAAATCCTTCTCCAGCTAATTTACCTAATGGAGAATTTGCTAATGCTTCAGCTCCTTCAGTAAGTCCTTTCCAAGCACCACTTAATACATTAGTAACTTTATTCCAAGCACCACTAATCATTTCTCTACCTTTATCAAGTATTTTTTCACCAGTAGATTTATCAACTTTATAAGTACCTGGCTTTAATTGTCCTGATGCAACCATTAACTGTAATTTTGTACTATCAACAGAATCGTCTGGTATTTCATCACCACTTGCAGTATAATGCTTTCCGTCTGGTGTATAGTATGAACCATCTACATCATAGAAACATTTTCTATCTTTACTGAATAATTTATCTATACCATGTCCTATTAAAGTTCCTACAGGACCTAATACTGAACCAATAACAGCACCTTTATTCTTACTAAAGAATCCAGGAAGTTTACTAGCACCTTCTTTAAGTTTTTTCCATGCTCCACCTAATACATCTGATACTGTATCCCATGCTTTACCTAAACCTTCTTTTGCTTTATCTATAGATTCTTCAAATTTAGATTTTTCCATAGTATAAGTACCTTTAATAAGCTGACCACTATTAACTTTGTATTGTACTTGAGTCTTCTCGATTTTATCTAGCTTAGTACCATTAGCAGTATAATGCTGACCATCTACATCATAGAAAGAGCCATCTGCATCATAAAATACATCTTTTTCTCTACTGAATATTTTGTCAAGACCTGAAAATTTCATATAGGCTTTAGCAGCTCCTTTTGCCACACCACCTATGCTATTTACAACATTTCCTATTTTACCAGGAACTGAACCTACTGCTTTAGCAACTTTACCAGCAACTCCTGCTATCTTAGCTCCAAATCCAGATTTTTTATTTTCTGTCATCTGTGATACATCTACTGATTCAGCACTTACATAACCTAAATCAGAACCATCTGCTCCAGTAACTTGATAAGTACCGTCTTGATTCTTCTTATATGTATTTCCTTTATCATCAGTATAACTAGTTTCACCATTCCAGAATTTACCAAATCTGTATGCAGCTCCTTTAACAGTTTTACCAACTACAGTAGCTGCTTTATCCATTATAGAACCATTCTTTTCAGTATTCCAATCTTGGAAAGATTTATATGATGCTTTATAAGTACCATTTTTAACACCTTCTACAAACTGGTCATATGTAACATCAGGTCCAATAATACCAGCTTTCTTTTGAGTTTCATATTGCTGTTGTAGTTTACCATCTCTCTGTTCAAGATAAGCACTTTGCCACTCTGATTGAGCACTATCTAGTGCTTTAGCTTTCTCTGAATCAGCACCAACTAATACTTTATACAATCCAACAGCCATAGAATGTAATAGATCTACACCCATTGCTCCACCAACTAATGAAAGTATAACATCAACTATACTACCAAGAGTTGTACCAGTAATAAGACCGAATACAGAAGCAATAAGTTTCATATTACCATCTACTTTATCTGGAGCTACTTGGAAAAGTTTAGCAGTACCAGAAAGACCATTTAAAGCATTTAATGATGCAAATGCAACTTCAGTTAAACCAGCAGTAACAGCAGCACCAGTTACATGAGCTCCTGTAACAGCAGATATTTTAGCTGCCATTTTTTCTGCTAATTCATCCCAATGACTTTTAAGAGCACCTATGATAGCGGTAGGTCCGTATTTAAATACTTTTTCACTGGCTTCTTGACCAGTTTTCTTTGCAAACTTTTCAGTTATTAAATCAAAGAATTTCTGAATGTATTTACATACTTTAGATAATAGACCATCACCCTTTTCTGCTTTCTGAGCTATAAGTTTACCAATATCATCACCTACACCACTAACTTTATTCATTGCTTTTGTGACAATACCATCTTTACCTACGGTGATATCATCATATAATCCTTCGATACCAGTTGCACCACGTTCATATAAGTATCTTGCATTTTCAAGGGCTTCTCCAGTTTTCATTACTTGAGTTGTGGTAGACTTAGAGAATAATGCATTTTTAACTGCACCTCCAATACCTCCACCAAGCTTTTTAACTACATTTGCACCGCCTTTAGCAATTTTCTTGATAATAGGATTTTTAACAGCACCTTTGACTATATTAGCACCAAGTTTTAATCTGCTTTCAGTATTATGAGTAGCATCACCCATATCATCAGTAAAGACATTACCTTTTTTGATTTCGTTGATTTCTCGTTGCATTTCTTGGTCAGAGTTATTACCATTAGTTCTTGTGGCATTTTCTTGAGTCCAATTATAATCATGCACAGCATCACCTACTGTACCACCTACGAATGTTCCTATTGTACTAGCAATACCAGCTATACCACTAATTAAGCCATTCATTAGACTTGGGAAGTTTTTCATTAACCAACTACCAATTATTAAAGCTCCAGCAGTAATTAAACCTTTTTTAGAGAATATTGCATCCCATCCTTTTTTGAATTTATTTACTGATTCACCATTACTATTAGTAGCTTTAATCATATCTTCACGGTATTTCTTTTCTTCCTCTTTTTCTTTTTGCTCTTCTTTTTCTTTCCTTAATTCATTAGCAGTTTTAGCTTCGTCTAATGCTTTCTTTTGATTATCTGATGCTATATCGTTTCTTGCTTCTACTTCTATCTTAGCAGCTTCTGCTACAGCAGCTTGTTGTTCAGCTGATGTTTTAGCGGCACCAACAGCAGCATTTGCATTTTCCATTCGATTCTCTCGATTTTCATCACTAGCAGCCTCATCATAATCTACTGGTTGCTCACTAGATTTACTAAAGAATGAACTAAATCTTCTTCTACCAGATTTAACAGCTTTAGTTGCCGCTTTAGTAGCTTTATTAGAAAGAACTTCAACACCGTTCTTTCCTACATTAATTAACTCTGCACCTTTTTCTCCAACAAGAGATAATCCAGTTTTAATTAATCCACCAATAGAGTGCTGTTCTACATTCTCACCAGACTCCATTGCAGCATCTTGTACATCCTCAACCTCATCATCTTCTTCTGTAGGTTCTTCAGAACCAGTTAAGTCAATAAGTTTAAGATATGCTCGAGTATCGTGTTGCTTTATATATTTTCTAGCAGCAGCAGTATCTTTATCATATTTACCACCAGTAGCACTCATAATAAGTTTATCTATTTTACTAGCTGTAAAATATTTAAACATATGCTTTACATGCTTAACAGTCTCTAATCCACCAACGGTTTTCTTAACTCCTCTAGTAACTTTATTAACACTTCTAACTACATCATTACCTAATTGAGAACCAGTAGTTGGAGCAGATGTTTCTCTACCATTACTTCCTTCTACCGAGTTAGCTATACGAGTTCTTAACTCATCATCTGTTGTATTTTCATCAAATGAAATTCCTCTAGCTTCAGCTTCTTTACGAAGGTCATCAGTTTTCATTCCATTTAATGCACCCATAACATTTTGAGCTTGAGCTGTATTATTTACTGCTTTAGATTCTCCCTTAATATTGGCAATAATAGTTTGAACAGCATCGGAAATATTTTTCAAGAAGTATGTTTGTTTACCCTCATCTGTTAGCTTATTAGGATTTGCTTTTGATAATTCTTCTACAGTCATAGAAGCTCTAACATCAGCAGATTCTCCTTTAAGTTTAGCATATGCTCTAGGGTCATTCATTCTCAACCATTTTCTAGCTTGTTCACTATCTTCTCCAAATTGACCTTTGGTTGCTTTTCTAACAATCTTAGCATTTGCGTTAAGTTCTTTATCAGATTCATATTGAGCTTTGATTTCTTCTTTTCTCTTATTATAATCGGCATTATTAAGCTTCATTCTTTCACTTAATGTACCGAATAATCCACCTCTTTCAGCCATAGCTTGACGGAAGTTTTCAGCCCATGTAGTACCATTAAGTCTACCCTTAATTCTCTCTCCAATAGTTTTATCACCAACTTTAATACCAGTTATTTTTTTAGCTGCCCATTTAGTAGCTTTACCAACTCCAGCTAATAATTTAAATGGCATTTTAAGAATATTAAATATTCCTTTGAAGAGCATTTGTATACCAGATTTAATTCCAGTTTTAATAAGAGTTCCTACATCTTTAATAAATCCTTTTACAACTTTTACTGGTAAGAAATTATTAAATTTCTCTGCAAGATTAAAAGTTTTTATTGTAGCAGTTATAATAGCACCAGGAGCTTTTGCGGCTGTTGCTAATGCACTATAAACGGTATGAACACCTTTTGATAGGATATTACCTATTCCTTCAGTAACTGGTGAAAATAAATCAGCAAGAGTATTCTTAATAGACATTCCTAATCCTAAGAAGAATTTACCAGTTTTTTGAGCAAGACTAGCTGCCCATCCACCTAGTTTATCTGCTACAAATTCAGCAGCAAATCCAACAGGTGCAAGTATTTTATGCTCTAATACATTAAGAGCATCTGATATCATAAATTTAAATTCAGTTTTTAATGGACCTAATATATTTGCATTTATAGTATTACCAATAATACCAAATATACCTTGTTTTTTAACTTTCTCTCCATCACCTAAATCTAAACCATCTTCTTTACCAAAGAAGAATTCTTTTAAGTTTTTACCTTGAGATGCAATTCCTAAACTAAGACCAGCTATAGCACCAACAACAGGACCACCAACTAAAGTACCTAATAATCCACCACCTGTGAGCATTCCAACTCCAGCTCCAACAGCAGTAGAACCAATTAGGTGATCTTTATTATCTTTAAAGAATTTTTGAGTTTGTTGTGATATGATACCTTTGGAAATTTCATTTCCCTCTTCATCAACCTCACCAAACATCCATTTCTGGAATTTCTCACTTCTTGATAAGAATCCACCAATAGCACCGATACCAGCACCAACAAAAGGACCACCAATAACTGAACCCAAAAATCCACCCATTGATATTCCAACACCAGCACCAATTGCAGCACCAGTTGCTCCAGCATCAGCATTATTCTTTAAGAAACCAATAACTTCTTTAGCTTTATTTTTTCCTTCTTCTATATGCTCTTTAGTATTCTCATCACCAAAAAAAGCTTTTGTCCAACCAGTTATGCCACTAGTGAATAAATCTTTAGCTTTATCAAATAAAGAAGGTCCCTCGGCGTTATCATCTTTTACATATTTTCCAGTTTCAGGATCTTTTACTTTACCAAATATTTTAAGCATAATTCCATCTTTGATAGAACTACCAATAGATTTAAAATTAGTCTTAACCTGATCAATGGTATTATTAAAAAATCCTCTTACATCATTATACAGATCGGATAATATTCCACCTTTTCGTTTATTAGTTTCTTCGTCCTTTTCACCAAAGAAAAATAGCTTAGCTCTATTAGTAATATCTGAAAATGTTTTTTCTATATAAGAAGCAGCATCTCCAAATAAACCTTTTATATCACCAGTAAATAAAGACTTAGTTGCATTTATAGCAGCTTTTGATGTACCTTTAATAGTACCAACCAGTTTATCTACATTATCACCAGTTGTCTGTTTACTTCTCCTAAATCCTTCTATAATATCTGAACCGAATTGTTGTAATCTTTCTCCTATAGTACCATTATATCCAGTACGAGCGTATGGTAGATTTGAATATCCTTGCTCCATTACAGCTTGTTCATGAGCATCGAAGTCTTCATTAACCCAAGCTTTTTTTGCAGATTTTAATCTCTTATTTTTTCCTTTGGTTTGAGCATATTTACCATAACCAAGGATTTTATCCATAGCATCATCAATTTCCATTCCATTAAATAGCGAATGGTCTAAGTGATTAACAGTTCGAGCATCAGTCATTCTCTCTACAGCATCTTTTCTTTCTGCTTGAGCTCTGAATCTAGCATTATCAATATCACTAATACTCTTAGAATCTGTAGCATACATCTTCATAGCATAATCTATAAGATTTTCTTTTACAGAAGAATGTGCCCCAAGAGAATTCATTATCTCTATCAATACTGGAAAACTAACAGTTCTATTTTCTCTTTCAATCTTTAAGAATAACTCTTGAATAGTTCTTTCATATTCATCACGAGTTTTCTTATATTTATCCATTGCCTTTTTATCATTTACATTTTCAGGCATTTTTAAATCAGTAACTATTTTACTGATATTTTCACCAAACTTAGACTCAGCAAATGCACTGTTAATAGATAACTGAAGTTCTTGAGCAAGATTCATATTCATCTTATCTCTATTCATATATCTACCAGTATTCTCATCAAAGAATTCTTCTTGGTCTCTCATTTGCTTAAGAGCATTCTTATTTCCTTTACTTGCAATTACTTTAAGTAATGCAGTTTGCTCTCTAAGTTCTTTAGTAATTATTTCTGTTATAGCGTGTTTAGTTTCACCATCAAATGGAGTTGCTTTTTTATCTATATCAGCTTTTTTAAATGATTTTATTTTATCATTTCTAGCACCAAAAGATTCACCAATAAATCTTTTAATTCCAGAAACGAAATCATTTCCTTGTGTATCTGCTAAATCACCTATTTTAGAAAGTAATCTAGGCATTGCATGAGAAAATGTAGTTTCCAATGTCTGTAATGTAGTTACAAACATTTTTGGCATTATATAGCTAATAAGCATTTCAGTTCCCATACCCAATGGGTTAGAAACTAGCTGGTCTAACATCATATCATTATCAAGCAATCCAGCTACCATACCAGCAGTAGTTTTACTGAATGCTTTCTTCATATTCTGCTTTACATAATCTTTATATGATTTTAAATTAATACCACCGTTTTTATTACCCATTATATCAGCTACTGTTAGTTTCTGATTAGTAGGTTTTTCTTCTTCAGTTAATCTTCCCATCTTCTCATAGTAAGCTAATGAACTTTCTATGAACTTAGTCATATTCTCATTATTAAAAGAATTTATAGAAGATAATTCTGATGAAATATTACTTAGGTGATTTAATATCTCTGCATGATTTTTTGCTAATTGATGCATTGTAGTTGATTGAACTGCAATAAATGCATCCATACTAGCTTTCTGCATTTTAATTTGAGCAACCTGACCTCTTTGTACTTGGTCGCTAAGTTTTACTACAGCTTCAGATGTTCCTGTGTTCTGGTATACATTATAAGTATTGCCTCCATCTCCACCATCATCTCCAAAGCTAGTACCATCACCATCCATATCACCGAATCCCATAGAAGCCATAAGGGCTTCATCTGCTCGGTCTTCATTATTAAAATTACCAGATTTAATATCTGTTAATGCGTTCTTATATGCTTTTTCAGCATATTGAACATATCTGTTACCCCTTATAGTATCTGATACTTTATTTATAGATGATAAATTTTGTCTGGTAGAGGTTACGAAATCTCTACCTATTTCAGCACCTGAAGTAACTGTATCAAATATATTTGGGGTTATATCTTTAATTACATTTTTTGTACTAATACCAATACTTTTCATTGCATTTTGCAACCATCTAGTATTAATACTCTTATTTGACATTTTTAGAAAATTGGCTTTAGATCCATTTTTAGCCATAGATTTTACCAACCTTTCATGTGTATAATATAGGAATAACCCATTATACCAGTGTTTTTAGGGGGTAAACAAGAATAAATAGAAAAAAAAAATAACGACTGCAGGGGGAGTAAAACCCGCAGTCTAATTGTTACATGAAGTAATAAGTATGTCGTTACTTTTTTGGAATTTGTAATAATAAAAATTTTCTTTGGAGATTTATAAATGTCTAAGTATCACAATAGGCTTTATTGCAACTACTTTTATTTCCCGTCGATAGGGATTCTCTGTTCATAAAATTTATATTACTTATTACTTCTATAAAGATGTTACATCATTGAAATATTATAATCACTTCCATTTTTTCTTTCGTTTCTTCTCATCTGAATAATCTATTAACCATTGATGAGAATCGAAATCTCCTTTAACTCTAATCCATTTACCTTTATCATTCATTTTATAACTATTGATTTGATCTTCATTTAATACATCAATAATCCATTTCAAATCATCTATTACATTTGAATCAGTTAATGATATTAAAGTTTCTACTCTTCTATCCAAGTTTCTAGTTAATAAATCTGCACTACTAATATAATACTCAGGATGTTTATTATTCTTAAAATAATAAATTCTACTGTGCTCAAGAAATCTTCCTACTATAGATTTAACTTCTATATTCTTTCTAGGAATGATACTACAAGCTCCTCGACATATTATTTTAATTTTAACTCCATTATCAGCAGCTTCATATAATTTATTAACCATTCTTATATCTGATAGAGAATTTACTTTGATAAATATTTCTCCTTTATTACCTTTCTTTGCATTGGATATTTCTCTATCAATACATTTTTCTAATTGCTTTCTTAAATTCACAGGAGCATAGAAAACTTTATTTAATCCCTCATCTGGTTTATTATTACCACTAAGAATAGAGAATATCATTAATAAATCCCTACCGATTTTTTGTTTAGATGTAAAGTAAGATAAATCTGTATATAATCTACCAGTCTTCTCGTTATAGTTACCAGTAGCAACATGAGAATATATTTTAAGCTTATCACCTTCTCTTCTAACCACTATACACATCTTACAATGAGTTTTAAGATACTCTTCACCAAGTACAACTTTAACTCCATTTCTCTGAAGTTTCTCAATAACTTTTATATTATTATCTTCATCAAATCTAGCTTTTATTTCTACTAGTACTACTACTGATTTACCATTCCTAGCAGCATCACATAAAGCATTTACTATAGGAGAATTAATGCTAGATACTCTATAAAGAGTTTGTCTTATTACTTCAACATTTGGATCGATAGCAGAGTGTTGAATGAACTTAACTACTGTGTCATAGCTATCATAAGGATGATGTAATAAAATATCTTCATTATTAATAGCATCAAATATATTATAATAATTCTCATAGTTCTCATATTGAAATGGATCAAATGATTTATATGATTCTTTAACTCCCAATATTTTTTCTTTACTAAATACCTTATAATCAATTACTATCTTTTTATTATAGATATGATTATTTGGTATTTTAAATATAGTAGATAATAATTTCTCCATTTCTTCATCTGTATTATCTCTTAATTCTAAGAATAGAGATTTAGATGTATTTCTTTTATTAAGAGTATCTATCATTCTATCTACAATGAATTTACTTTCATCATGTGATAAAATAACAGATGCATCTTTGATAATCTTAAATACACTAGTAGATATTACTTCTTGGTTAATAAATAGAGTATCTTTCATAAAGAATGTGATAATATCCTCAACTAAAAGGATATTATCACCAATTTGATATAATCTACCTATATTATTTAGTAATGGTATAATGACTAATCTATCATTACCACCTCTTTTAACTATAACAGAAATACATACTGTACCAGAAGTTATATTATAATTTCCATCACTAATATCAATAGGTGTTATTAATGGAAATATCATTTCATCATATACTTCTTTTAATTTATCTTTTTCTTTCTTAGATAATTTATCAGGAGTACATAAACCTATATTATATTTACTCTTTAATTCCTTTAATAATATTTTGAATGTAGAATTCTGATGATTAAAGAATTTCTTTATGTCCTTGAGTAATTCTTTATATGGTTCTTCATTCTTATTATTATAAGCATTAGAAAATCTTACCCCGATGAATTCATCTAAGTTACTTTCTGTTATACCTAAGAAATTCATTCTTTCATTAAACGGTATATTACTTTTTAAGCTACAACTAAGAACTCTTTGGTTAAAATCGAGCCAAGAGATATCTCTTGGCACAAATTTTCCTTTAACCTTAGTCTTCTTAATATCAATCATATTATAATTATCAATATCTAATTTCATATTAAACCTCTTTCCTAATTATATCGAATACCAAGTTAGGTTCTTCTATGTAACTACAACTATATTTACAATCCATATCACCTTGACTTATGATATTGCTACCATCTCTGTTGATATACTGTAGCAATGTAGGTTGTTGAAAATCATTCATTTCACCATATGTATTCACTGAAACTATTATCTCCTTTCTACTTAATTCATCTGAAATTTTAAACGGTAAAATTATGTTACTATATCTAGTTAAATTATCCAATTCTTGAATTTTAATAAATCCATTTACTAGCATTGTACTAGCTTCTAATAAAACAACTCTATCTTTATTATTAAATGAGAATGAATTAAAGTATGTCGTAATAGTAATCTTAACCAAATTATTATTTATATCTTTATTAAATATATTATATGTAGTAATGAATTCACGTTTACCACTATGCTTATCGGTTAATGTAGATACTTTAGTAAGACATAAGCTTTTCTGTTTCTCATTTAATCTATTCATAGTTGAATAATTATTATCTTCAATCTTTTCTATATTAAAATACTTGATACCATATGTGATTTCACTAGACGATATACCATTAAGATATTTTGATATATCAACAAATGTAGGAATCATCTTAGTAGCAAGTTCATCCGTGTCAATATCTAAGAAGTAATCTGGATCAAATATATCTTCATCCTCTTCATCTTCTTGTACTGTTAATGCCCATACTAAAAACTTCCATATCTTTATAAAAATATTTTTAATCCATTTCATTATCATCACCACCTTCAGTATTTTTATTGATACATTCTACTAAATCACTATTTATACTCTTATATACTTTATCCGTATTAGATGTATAAATTAAATCAGTTTTAAGTTTATTAGTAGAATCTAAACCATTATCAATAATATCTATTTGGAAGTCACATCCTAATAGTTCCATCCAACAACAGAAATATACTACAGACATTTTAGTTTTATTCTCTAATGCTGCTTTCATGTTAGGTAATACATATTTTTGATCTGTTTTACCTTTTAATCTATTTATATCTATTCCTTTAGTAATAATAGTATTCTTAACGATTTTCTTTAAGAAATCATCACTATCGTTTATTATAGGCACATAGAAACTTGCAGCACTATTCATATCTTGTATTTCTTGCTCATCATATAGCACTTCATTAGGTTTTGTCTTCTCTATTATATTTACAAGAGATATATCAATCATATTATCTATATTGAATTTATCTCTTATTTCATCATCTGGTATTGAATACATTATATTTTCATCTTCAATCCAGAAATATGGATATTCGTCACTATTCTTTGGTTTCCCATTCTTACAGAAGATCCAAACATATCCTGAATCATCTAAATATCCTTTACCATCTTCATAATTAAAATTGGTATCTGTTATATACCCTACTACAGATACAGCTCTTGCATTACCACTTACATACTGTGGAAATTTAATACTAGTTCCTTTTTTCATGATAAAAACTCCTTTATAAATAATTTATATTTTAGGCATACTGCTAGTATACCCTAAGTTGCTATTAAACGATTCAACAGAACTATTGGAATTCTGTTGAATCACTTTTTTACTTTTTACTTCTTGATTATTAGTTTTCTCAGTTATACTAATATATGTATTAAACAATTCAGTTGCTAATAGAGTAAAATTAACTCTTTCTAACTCAAATATAAAATACCTTAATTCTTCTGTAGTTAGATAACTATATAAACTAATATCATTTCTTAAAATTATTATAACCCCTTCATATACAGTATTATCAGTTAATTTAATTAAGAATGGTTTAAATTCCATACTATCTCCATATACAGTATTATGAATTACTTTAAATGATTCTGATTTTTCTATATTCAATTTTAATTCTTCTTTCTCATCTATATAAAATAATCCATTATCACTATATAGATTTTTTACTAAATTCTTTAATTTAAATATTAATGCAAATACATCCCTCCTTGATATTGCTATACATTTTAATGATGTTGATTTTTTACTACCCTCTGTTTTGTAATCATATTTATTACGGAAATCCAATTCTAAATATGGATTTAATACTAATCTAATATATTCATTTTCTAACCATACATTTTTAGAAATAATATCATATGTAGAATTTGGTTCATTAGATACATTAGTAGTTAATTTCATATTCACTTTTAGAGAAGTTCCTACAGAGAATAATAATGAAGATAATGATGTCTTCATATGAATCCTTTCGTAATTTTATTATATGAATACAAAAAAATAATATATAATATTATAGTTTAAGGAGTTATTAATGACTAGAGAGTGGTTGTTTTAAACAACCACTCTCTACATGATTAGTACGACCCATAACCGTCGCAGTCGTACCAATCATTTGGGTCATCATCTTTAGTATTACCGCAGATAACAGTAATGATACTATAATAACTCCTTAACTTACTCATTTTCTCACCCCCTTTCTATCAAGGATGAGATGCATTACTAGTCCTAGCACTAGCAATACAAAACCTGGTGCCGCGTGCACTAATATTTTATTATCAGTTATATAGGGACCTAGCTTGTCCCAGACTATTGAACAGATAGCCCAGAACGCCCCTATAAAACTGATAAGCATAGCTAAAGATTCTAGGAATCCCTTTAAACTATGCTTATTACTTCTTTTCTTTGGTTGAGGTTTCTTCGCCACAGAAGAAGAAACCTCAACCACCTGCAATTTAGGCTCATGGTACATCGGAATGTACTTGAGTCTTTTATCTCTACTCCTAAAAATAAACCTCCTTTATTATTTTTTATTACTGGTTATCCAGTCCCTGGCGGGGTTATATGATAACTCAGTAATAAGTTTATTATGAGTAGAATCGTCCCCTTACAAGGTTAGATTACTACTCATAAATAATATATATTTAGATAAAATGGAATTACGTTTAGAAAGTAAATCTATAGCCACCTTTTATAGTAGCATTATCACCTTTCTCAATATATCCATCATTATATAACTTAGTGATAGATTTATTAATTTCTTTCTTACTTAAACTTAATAAGTCTGCTAAGCTATCTTTATCAATCTTTTTAAAATTCATCGGGTCTTGATGGTCTTTATTATATTTGATTGGTACAGTATAACCATCTAATTGAGTTAATAATGCTAAAAAGACTTTTAGATCTTTCTTATTATATTCAATATCACTAGCTATTTCTATTAGTTTATCCCTTGATACTGAAACCGTTTGTACTTGTTGATAAGTATTTCTGTTATTTGCCATATTAAAATCTCCTATATAAATAAATTTATTGGTTACACAAAAATATTATATAATAACTATTACACTTTCAATTGCTCTCGATAATGCGGTATATATTAACTTCTTTCTATCTTCTGAGTCTCTCATAAAATCTTCATGCATATATAGTACTTTGCCATATTGACTTCCTTGAGAAGCATGACATGTAATAGCATATGCATATTCCATCTTATCATAATAAAATCCAAAATTATTCTCTTCATTCTCTTGACCCGGAATAGCATACATATGCTTATAATCAAATTCTATGTTCCTGAAGATACTTTTAGTAAAATCGGGTCTAAAATCCATCTTCATAGTTTTCTTATTATAAGAATCCCTATAAATATAATCAACAAAGCCACTAGTTCCATTTGTTAGATATATTCCACCTTTAAGGCATTGGTTCCAATTATTCTTTCTACAAATAACCTTTTCTCCTATGTGTGGATATTCTAGTTTTCTTATCCCTTTAATATATTCTCTACAGTAATTATTTATATTATACCTTAATCTGTTAGTACCAGTAATTACAATATCGCTATTCTTAAAATGATAATCAGTTATCTCTGATTTTTTAATAATAGCAGAATTTCCATATACTCCATATTTTAATTCTTTACCAGCTAATACTTGTTGACATAACCAAATAATAGGATTTCCCTCAGCTTGTCTCATAATTTGTTTTAATCTTACATTAGGATTTTGTAAAAAGAATGGTTTACCAAATACTGGGGGTAATTGGTCTAAATCACCTAATGTAATAATAGGAATATTAAACGACATTAAATCTTTTCCTATAGGTTCATCAACCATAGATGCCTCATCTAGTACTATTAATTTTATTTTTTTACTTATATGGTCTTTTAATTCAAAGAAATGCTTTAACTTAGGTTTACCATTTTCTTTAATTATTATATGACCATTTTCATCTCTATCTAATTTTTCTACATAATCATATATTGCTGAATGTATAGTTTTTGCAGGTAACCCATTTCTTTGTAATATAGAAGCAGCTTTACCCATATATGCAACAAATAATACATTCTCTAAACTTAAACCAAGTCTATCTATAAAATATCTAACTAGAGTAGTTTTACCAGTTCCTGGACCGCCAGTTATTTGAAATAACTGATTATCTTTAGAATGCCACCAATGCTCTAATTCATATATAGCATAGACTTGCTCTGTATTTAATTCAATTCCCATATTAATCCTCGATTTATTCTTACTTATTAAATACAAAGTGTTTATGAAAATTAATAAAAAAAGAAATAGTGATTAATCACTATTTCTAATAGCTATATATTTATGATGCTTGGAAATGATATAACAAACCACAATCGGTTATTTGTTGGATATATTCTATCAATACATCAATCCAACTTCCTATAGAACTATCGTATACATCTAGTTGATATTCTATCAACCTAATACCTTTCATAGATTCTATCAACTTAATTACTTTTTTAATAGAAGACTTCATACAACAACCCCAACCTTTAGGTTCTTCTATAACAGGATACTTCACAATAGTCTTATTTAATATTTTTCCAGCATCACTAATTGCTGTATCATTAATATTATATAGTGCTTCATATAATCGTTGAACTGCTAATGTAATATGTAACAATTTCTCATCCGTACATAATACTGATAAACCATCTAATCTACAAACTTCATTATATAATTTGATAGTATCTAACATAAAAAACTCCTTCTCCCTGTATAGTCAATAGGACAACTATTGAATTATTAAATACATAGTGTTTATGAAAATTAATAAAAAAAGAGATAGTGATTAATCACTATCTCTAATAATTTATAGAATATTTATCTGTATTTACATCTCTGTAGATATTCGGTAAATGATGATGATATTTTAATCATTTTATCATACTGGAGTTTATAAATACTGCCTTTTTCATCTCCTACTATAAATATACTATCTATACCCAAATTTTCTATAATAAATATATTCTTTGGAAAATCTGGATTGAACTTTCTTTCTTGAAGAGTTGCGTCAACAACATTCAAATGTCCTGTTATATTCAGTCCAGTCAACTCAACACCCTTGAATGTTATAGAACCGAATTCAAGCATATACTCTCTATATTCATTGGGAAATTTTAATCTAAGTAGTTTTTCGGCTCGCTGAATATCGCCTTCACTACAACCACCGATATACCTTACCCCTTTAATAGAATTAACCATATCAATAACTTTACTCATTTTTATATTCCTTTCATCTGTATATTAATTATTCGTTTTTTTTTGATAATTATTTAAATATAAAAAAAGAAGGTGATTACTCACCTTCTCCTAATAACTCCAAATCTATGATTTGGTCGATATACGCTAATAATATCTCGATCCAAAACTCTAATGAAACTTCATGCACATCTGAATAATAATCTAACAAACGTATACCGTCTATAGACTCTATTATACTAATAACCTCTTTGATAGAAGACTTGATACAATAGTTCCAACCTTCAGGTGGCATGTTTATAGGGTACTTCCTATCGGTATCATATAAATACTCTCTTGCATCTCTGATACCATCATAGCCGTCTATATGAAATACATACAAGCTATTATATAGACAGCTAACAGCCCCTGTAACAACTCTTAAATCCTCGGATTCACATCCATCGTGTAATCCGTCCAATCTACATTTTTCATTGTACAATTTCTCTCTGTTCATAGTTACTCGCTTTCTCCCCGTTAAGCCTGGTAGGACATCTAAAACTTTTTTATTATTACATGAAAATGATATATATATATATATATCAATAATACGAATTACTTAGAAACAAAGTTTTAATCTAGTAATATGAAAGGTAATAATAATTATGATGTCAGTTATTGGATCCAATTATAATTTATCTGATGAAGTAAATATAATTAATTTTGATCAAACTGTAGTAGATCAAAATACTGAGTTAGCTGTTTATATACCATCATTCATGCCTAATATAAAAGGAGACAGTAAGTCAACCTCTCCTTGTCAAACTAACGGGTCTGGTGTATTTAAAAATGCTAATAATAAACCATCTACTACTAGTAATACATTACAAGAGCAAAATTATATGACTGCTAAATATACTACAGATGGAACTAATGGGGTGATGAATACAATAACTTCTTCATTAACTAGTTACCTTAAAGATAGTATTGATAATGAAGTACAGAGTATAGCAGTTAAATCATTTAAATATACTATAAATGCTAAATCAAAATTAAGAGGAAAATTTCTTAATGGTAAAATTACTAAATTAAGTTATTCTCCTACTACAGTAAGTGATATAAACAAAGAAGTTGTATAAGAAAGGATTATCGTTATGGCTTATATTCCTTCTACTGTACCAGAACAAATAGAATATGGTAAAAGCTTAGAAATATCATATAGGGCATTACATCACGATGCTTATTTATATGATAAGCAGAGTAATAGAACCATAAGAATACCATTTATGTCTATAATAAGTAAATATAGAGATTTCTTAGATGAAATAATGATTGATCAAGAATTAACACTAGATCAACAGAGAATTTATAAATGGAATCCTAAAGGATTATCAGAAGATATATATGGTACTACAGAATTCTGGTATATATTATTGATATTGAATAATTACAAATCAATTATAGAATTTCAACCAAAACAATGGATTAGAATCTATGATCCAGATAGATTTAAGAAGTATCTAAATGAAATAATGATACTTGAAGACGATCTAGGATTAATAACATATTAAAAAAAAGAGAATAAGATTAATTTCTTATTCTCTAATATTTTTATCTGATTATTTTTACAAAGGTTCTCGTTCCTCTATATGAGTTAATGACAATCTCAGCATACTTCATTGATTCACCATCATTCGGTATTTGGCATACCCAACACATGATTCCATTAACTTTTTCCTGCCACATTCTATCATTAATGCAGCCTGTTATATTTCTATTATTACTCGCAAATTTACTCATTTTTTTTCTCCTTATACAAATAAAATATTAAATCCAATTATATCATTTAACTCACGTGCTAAGTCTAACACATCAACAGACCATACTGGGAATGTTGAATATGACAGTTTTGGATTACTCTTTACTATATTTATAAAATATCCTTTATATGATATTTTAATCTTTTCATTAGGTCTACCGTGTGATATAACTTCTACTTTTAGATCATTATTATTATACATATAATGATAAATTAAAGCAGAATAATCATCTACCCTATTATCAATCTCAATACTTTGCAATGATAACATATTTTACCTACCTTTTAGTTACTTTGTACTACTTGCTCTCAAGATTCTTCTATATGATACCAAGCACACTTATCTTTACATGTTGTGATAAGAATTGCTTCATCTAGGTCATTTTTAATTTTAATCTTCCATTTACCCCAATTTCTACTTTCTATTGCATCGCTAAACATATTAGCTATCACTATTGAATCTGTTACCAAGTATTTTTGCTTTGCCATAATAATCTTCCTTTCTATTAATCAACTATAAAGATTCCAGAATCATTAACATATATGGTATGATACATACCATCGCTACATATCCCTTTTGTTGCAGTAGGAAAGAAAGTAATAAAGTTTTCCACAATTGGTTGTATAGGGATATCTTCATAGTAGTACATAGTTCTCATAAACATGACTCTATCATTATCATCATATAATAATTCTACTGTCTTAGTATTATCAACTAAATCTGATAAAATTGATGGAAGTATATCTTCAAACCCTTCAGTGTTTGCATAAATCATATGACTATCTTCACCATCATCAATAAACTTACCTGTTGGTTCCCAACGCATACCATCATCAGTATATATAGAATCTTCTGCTAACATTTTAAACATATCTATTTTGGAAGATATATTAATTATCTTTCCATCATCATCACGTTCCAGTTTAATCATTTTTTAATCTCCTTTAAATCGTTTTTTCTTAATTATACAATATCAGTGTTTGCATTATTTAATAAGCTTCTATATATTAAATAATTAATATCTCTTGGGTTTAATTCTTCCTTTTTTGACCATTCTTCATAAGCCAATTCTTGAGTTTCTTTATTGTAATTAAACTCATAATAAAACCCATTTTTGTTACCGGTGAATATTAGAGCAGAGCCAATAGTTCCATTATAACTACATCTCATAGTTACAATATCATCTAAGTCTACATCAACACCTTTCTCTTTTAATAGTTTAATTGCTGTGTCTATGCATAGCATATTAAACTTATCAATTGCTTTCATTTTAAATCTCCTTTCATGAATACAAAATTTATTATTACAAAAAAATATTATATAGGTATAAATACAAAACAGCATTTTAAATTTTATTATATAAGAGGTCATAATTTTGAAAAAGATATTTATTTCTAAAATAGATAATGTAGATAATATAATAGAAGAATTAAAAGAAAAATATCAAAATGATGAATTAGATATTTATGTATCTGAAGAATGTATAGATATAGATGCGGAACCTAATAAATACGGTTTTATATTAGATAAGATAAGTGGATGCGATGTTGCTTATTTTGGCAAAGACCATAATAAGAATATATTAGCTCAAATAGAATATCAGTACTGTAAAGATTTAGGTATTGAAGTTATTACAGAATAAAAAAAGATGATACAGAGAATAGATATTGTTTCTATTCTCTGTATCATGTTATTGAAAGTTAGAACTTATTATAGTTCCCTTTCTCAATAACTTCTTTAATCCAATAACCAAATGTGTTTGATAGTTCGTCTATCTGGGTCTGAGTTAATACCTCAACTCCCTTTATCGAGGTCTCGCCCGAGTTATTGTTTCTATCAATGACAAGACCTCCCCACCTGATTGTATGGTACGAGTACTCAAGCGGCTCGTACCAGTTCCAGCCGTACCAGTTTGTACCTGGTATACCATCGAGAAGAAATTCTGTTTCATTCTCGAATATCTCACCGTCGTTTGTTCCCTCTGTAACTTTTAGTATTTCTAACATAAAGTCTCCATTCTCCCCGTTAAGCCGATAGGTCAACTATTATTTGTTTATTATTACAAAGAAATAATATATATATATATATATTAGAAATACATTTTGAAGAATATAGTTTGTTTCTATATTCTTCAAAATTTCTATGTTACTAGTTATAAATAATACATAGGAGTAAATTCAAGATGATATACATCATCCCATTTATCTAATAAATCTCTTCTGCTATTATCAGCATCAGACCAATCATCTAATTTAAGATTTATATTTCCTAGTGCAGTATTTATTTCTGTATATTGCTTTAATGTAGGATATATATTTTCTTTAACATCTAACATTGCTAATTTGAGGAATTCTTCTCTTGCAGTTTCTGGTATAGATGCTAAACTTTTATCATGTTCAAATCCTAAATCAAATTGTAGTGTACTACTACTCCATGCATTATATACATATAATACTCTAGGAGGTTCAAATTTAAACGACATCTTTGGTATCATAGCATTCATTAGATTAGCACCAGCATTTGCTAACATCATCTGCCTAAACATACTTCCTTCCAATAAAGGAACTCCACCACCATAATATCCTACACCAGATAAATTATCATAATTGTATTTAACATCAAATACATATATTAATTTTCTAGTTTTAAAATCAGGTAACAATACCTTTTCATATATAGCAGTTCTTTCCAATAATTCTAAATCTTTAAGATTCATATGTAATGTATCTTTATCTGGGAAATACAATGAAAATACTGGAAGAGTTATATCTTGTATTATAGTAGTAATGGTATTATCTATGTCGTCAAAAGGCATTGCCAAATTTACTAATCCTAGTTTTAACTTAATTCTTGTTACTATACTAGATAAATTCATAAGCTATACAAATCCTTTCTTATTCTATATATTAAAATAATTGTGATTTATATATCATTTATGTGTAACTAATAATCTATATCTTGAAAGGTAGGTAATTATATGAAAAAGAAATCATCATTATCTGGAGCGTTATTTAATAACTTATCCAAATTAGCAGGAAATGTAATCGAGGGACTAGGAGATCAAGAACTTCTATTTGGTACTTATGCTGATGGCAAGCCAAGAAGTTTCATAGATGCACTTAGAGGAGATTATATTTCTCCTAAGAAGAAATCTAAAATAAAGAAGAGCAAAAAAGAGAAGAATAAGAAATTAGAAAAGAAATTAAAGAAGATTAAAAAAGAGAGGAAAAAGCTTAAAAAGATTAAGAATAAGCTAATGTAAAAAATAAATTAAGAGATAGGTAGATAATACCTATCTCTTTTTTTTTATGCTACTGGAAATTGAACTTTTTTAAATTCTTGCCACTGATTACCAACATAGTATCTTATATACATCGTATGCGGTTCAGGTTTACCTGTATTGGTACTAATCTGAGTCCATTCCTGATATGCAATTCTTGGTGTATTTGGGGCTCCTGGAGCACCTTCTATACTAGTTGCAATTGTAACTATTGGATAGTACTTTATCAAGTACTGACACTGTGCAGGGCTATTTGGTATAGGTGATGTAACAGTACCATCTCCTTCAGTATTCAATACCATTATTTTTGGAGATGTATATAATCTATCATAATCTATAGTCTCATAAGATGGAATAAATGTTACACATTTATCAGATATTTTTTGACTAGACCATGTTGAGGTTAAACTCAACTGATCTGTATTATTAATTTCACTTAACGGTGGTAGACTACCATTAAGATCATTAGCTTCTCCAATATATACAAGATTCTCTCCATCACCAAATGCAAGATCTTTTAAGTTATTTGCGAGATCTTGGACATTCTGAACTGTTGATGGTATCTTAGCATTTTGATCTCTTGATATCTCTACATCTTTACCTTGATTCTTTAAATAAAGAACATCAACATCACCATTTTTTTTAACTAATCCCAGCTCAACATGGGTTTTTGTTACTGCCATTTTTTATATATTCCTTTCATTATTTCTAGGTTACCTAAGTGTTTTTAGGTATTCGCTTTATTTTATATACTATTTTAAAGTATACAAAACTTATTTATGAAAGGAAAATAATTTATATGGAGGTTTATTTAATCAATATAGAAATACCAATAGATATATTTAAATTCCAATATATATATCTTATTGATAATTCTGAGAAGTATGTGTATAAAAATAATATTATGCACGGATTATATGCATGGACAACTGATAAAGAACTATTAGAAGAATTTCTTAATACAAGAAATAAATCTATCTTTACAGTTAAAAGTAAAAAGATTAGTAAAAAAGATCTAAAGGATATTAAGAAAGAATATTCAAATCATCAATTAGATTGGTTTACTTATTCATGCAAGTTTAAAGGAGAAGAAAAAGGAATTGGAGTAATAACAACTAAGAATGAATATGAAGTTTCTAAATCATCTAGTGAGTTTATTATAGATCATTTTAATGATTTAGAAAAGAGATATTTTAAATATTTAAATAATAAAAATAGAAAGAGTATAAACGAGATAATGAAAAATATTAATGATACATCTAAAGTGACTAAAGATACACTAGATGTATTATTTTATTTATTCAGATTTATGTTTGTAGGTGTATAGTATGAAAGTATATTTATTTTATTTAAAGCTTACCCCAGAGAATGAATATGAATGTCATATACCAAATCCTAGGGATAATTATATTAGAATAAATAAAGGTGTTAAAGAAATGCTTTATGGATATACTAAGTCTAAAGAACTTAAAGATATTTTTAAAGAAACTAGAAATATGTCTTTATTTACAATAGATAAATTAGATTTATCATATGAGGATTATGTATTATTAGTACACGATTATTCTGATATAGGTCATTATGATATTCATAGATTAAAAACTAAAACTGTAGTAGATGGATTTTGTACAGTAAAGATGCAAGACGTTTATTGTACAGAATTTGAATATAATGAATGTATTTCTATAGATCCATTTTTATTAAATAATGATAATTATGATTATGCTATTAATCTAGTAGATATAGCTAGAAAATATTTTAATAAAAAATATAGAAATATCATAGAAGAATATACTGGAGGTATTTCATATATAGATAATTATGATGATTATAATTTAGATGAATTTGCATTTGATGAATTATCTATATTCGTTAAAGTATTTAGTAGATTATATAAGAAGGGATTTTAGATATTATGAAAGTTTGGAAATTTTATAAATTACCAAAAGAGCCATATGATGAATTACCAAAATTATATGCAATAACTGGTATTAAAGAGTATGCTGATACTTTTAGAGATATGAGAAATATGTCATTATTTAAAGAAGTAAAAGGAGAAATGGATAAAGAAGAATTCAATTTGCTAATAAAATCTAATAGAGATTATTATCTGGATACTTTTAGTATATATACATCTAAAGTAAATAATAAGGGTGCATATACCGAATATAAATTAGATATGTTATTAACTACATATGAGTATAATAGTGTAATGGAAGAGATGGATTTAATTGCAGATAGTATTGATGGAATGAATTGGTATTATATAAAATCACTATCTATGTTTAAAGGTAAAATATTAGATGCTCTAAAGGTACTATCGTATGATACATTGTTTATGTATTACTCAGTAACTGAAGAATTTGAAAATCTTGATGATTATCCTATACCAGAATATGATAATTATTACATATTGATGTTAATGTTTGGTAGCACATTTAAGTAATTTCTAATAAGAAAGAAGGTGTTCAATAATTGGCTAAGCAAAAAAGTGAATTTATTAGAAACTTAAAAATTACTAAACCAGAATCAATGGAATATCAGGTTAATTTAGTTACAGAGAAAGATAAAATAAAATTTATTAAAACTGTAGAAAGACTAGTAAGAGCTTCATTAGAATATAGAGATTATATTCAATTCTTAAAAGAGAATATAGGATTAGATAGTTGTATATTTTTCCAAAAAATAACAGCTGGTAGTACTAAAAGAAAAATCAAGATTGAAATACATCATGAACCTCTTACTTTGTATGATATAGTCTCCGTAGTATTAACTAAATACCAAGAAGAGGGTTTAGAGATTAATGCTTTAGATATAGCTGATGAGGTAATGGATATACATTATCAGAATATGGTTGGATTAGTACCATTATCTAAAACAGCACATGAAATGGTCCATAATTCTACTAAAGTATTTGTACCATTAAATATGTGCTATGGTAATTATTCAGAATTTCTAAGAGAATATGAACCATATGTATCTGAAGATATATATGATAAGATAGAAAGAAAATTAGAAAAGACATCAAATTTGACTAATGATAGTTTTGATGCTTTAGTTAAAGAATTCACATATATATCAGTAGATGAATTTGATGAATTGGAAAAGCAACCAACATCTAAAGATGAGATTATGGTTGCATAGTTTAATAAGATAGATATTTTATATCTATCTTATTTATTTTTACATAGAAAGGAAAATAAAATGGATAGTAAAACGTATGCATATGTGGATGGATCTTTTAATACAAAAACTGGAGTATATGGATGTGGAGGATTCTTAATACATAAAGAAGGAAATGAAGAGACTAAAATAATTATACAAGCTAAAGATGATGATCCAGAATTAGCTAGTATGAGAAATGTTGCTGGTGAGATATTAGGAGCACAACTAGCAATATATCATGCAGTAGATAGAGATTATAAATCTATAGATATTTATTATGATTATCTTGGTATTGAAAAATGGGCAACTGGTGAATGGAAAAGAAATAAGAAAGGTACTATAGATTATTATAACTTTATACAGGAAAGAAAGAAAGAGATAGAGATTAATTTTATCAAAGTAAAAGGTCATTCTGGTATAGAGGGTAATGAGGAAGCTGATAGATTAGCTAAGGAAGCTGTTGGGATTGAAGTAAAATAGATATAGTGTACTCAATAATAAGTACACTATATGTAGAATTTAATTTATCGGCTTAATTAATCATCAATTACTAATATGTAGATATTTTGATATATTATTTTTCAGTAAGGAGGTTTTATTAATGATTAATATAATGGTTGATGATAGTGATGATAAACTATATCAAATTGATGAGGATACTGGAGAACAGGTTAAAAAAGAACCCTCTATAAATATTGATATAGTAAGAGCAAAGTTACCAAAGCTTAAGAAAGAAAGAGAGGAAATGATTAAACAAGAATTTTCTCAAGTAGTAGTTCATGAGTTTGGTGATGAATATCATCTATCTGAAGAAGAAAGAAAGAAGAAGTTTAAATACTACGAAGCATTTAAATCTTTCTCTAAGTATAAGCATAAATTCAGGAAGTTTCCTGATTATATCAAAGCTATGAGAGAAGCATTAAAATGCTTAGATTTAGTAGCACAAGACAATTTTGTTTATAGCCCAGATAAATTTAAGAAATTATTCTTTAAGGGAAAAATATGGATAAAAGGTTTAGTACTTCCTGAGTTTAAGGGAGCTGGTAGAAGATCTGTAGATACAGAATATCTATTAGATTATATTTTATCAGATGCACCAGCAGAAGATTTCTTAAAGAAAGATGATCATGAGGTATATACAAAAGAAGAGTTAGATGATGCTTTTGAAGAATTATTCACTAAAGAAGAACAGGAAGCTATTGATAATGCGATAGCTAAAGATAGTGATGATGAATATTTCTGTGTTCCTGCTGGAGTTTATACAGATGATGATGATATTCCAGATAAGATGATAGTTCCTATAAGTAAAAAGGAAATGAAGAAATCTATTAAAGCATTACCTGATTTAGGAAATCTCTTCAAAGAAATTGAAAAGAAGAGTAAACGAGGTTCTAAAATTGGAATGTCTGGTTACATATCAAATATGCTTATGGAAGACTTTGATAATCTTGATGAGTATGATGGAAGTAAAGAAGTATTCTTATCAAAGATGCCAGTATTCAAGGGAGATATGACAAATGATACTGAGTATTATAAGTATCTTGCTAAATTGGATGAATGGGAAAGAACTCAGATAAAGAAGCAGTATAATGGTAAGTTAAAGACTCAAGAAGAGATTGATGCTATTGAATTAAAGAAAGCTCTTGAAAATCATAATTGGGATATTAGAAATCTCTTTGGTAATAAAGAGAGAGCTAAGAAGCTTGAGAGAATAAGAAAAGAGCAAATAAGAAAAGAGAAAGAGATTAAGAAGAAATTAATCAAGTTACAAGAAGCAAAGAAAAGGAGACAATTAGGAGACGATTATGATGAAGAAGAAGTAAAGAAGAATAAAAAGAAAGCTAAAAAGCTTAAGAAGAAAGGTAAAAAAGCAATGAAAGAAATAGATAAAGAAACTAAAGATGATAGTAAAGTATTAAATAGTACTTGGGATATGTAGAGAAAGGATAATCATGAATGGAACAAAACGATCATTGATATTAGAAAACTTTAATGAAGATTTGTGTTTAGATATCATGAAAGTAACTATGCTTACAGATATCAATAATAATACAAAGAATCTCTATATTAAAGAGTTATTAAATGATTATAATGTACCATATACTACATTAGGTTCTGGTACTAATAGAATGGCTGTTTTGATAGATGGTTACGCTGTTAAAATAGCATTAGATAAAGATGGAATGATTGATAATAAAAGAGAATTCCTATATACCAAAAATTTACAGCCATATGTAGTTAAAGTATATGAGTGTAGTCCAAATGGTTTAATAGCGGTAACTGAATATGTAAATATATTCACACTACAGGAGTTTCATCAATATCAAGATGAGATGAAAGATATACTTAATTTGATATCTAATCAATTCTTGATTGGTGATGTTGGAGTAACAAGTAAGAATTATACCAATTGGGGAACTAGAGTAGATGGCACTATTTGTATATTAGATTTTGCATATATTTATAATGTAAAATATAATGTATTCAACTGTGAATGTGATGATATGTCTATTCTCAGATACGATAGTAACTTTGTTAATTTAGTTTGTCCAAATTGTGGTAGAAAATATACATTTGGAGAACTACGAAGAAAGATAAGTAAGAAACAACAAGAAGCAGAAATTGGTGATATAACTAAACTTGGTTATGTTTTAAAAGAACCAGTATCTGAAGTAGAACTAGTACCAGAATTTGAGAATGGTAAAAATAAAAAGAAGACTAAGAAGAATTCTGATATAATAGGTGATTATAAAAATAAAGTTCATAAAGAACTTGAAGATAATTACCAAGACTGGGATAATCCTCCTAGTCAGAAATTATTATTACAAGGAAAATTATAGTTTAAAGGAGATTTAAAATGGGTAAGAAGAAAAATAAGAATAAGAATAGAGATATGTGGGACTTATCATACGAGGAGCAAGAACAGGCATTGAAAGATTTTGATGATTTTATTGCTGGAAAGAAAAATGATCTTTTTATCAATAATAATAGTGATTTTGAGGGTCAATTATTTAGTATGATTGGCAGTAAACTCAATAATGGGAAATCTAATAATTACGATGATTTAGATGATGAGTATTATGATGAAATCGACATGCCATTACTAAAGGAAATGGGTAAAACCGTAACGCTAGTAACTAATAATACATTAGAGGATGCATTTGTTTCATATGCTCCATCCAGGGAAATTAAGTTTGATATAGATGACTCATTAAAGTATCTATTTATAACAGACGGTATTGAAAGAATCGGATTACCAATAGATTCAAATAGATTACCTAAAGATTTTGAAGTAGGTACATTTAAGTCTATATCAAATGGATTTATAGATTTCGTTACTTTTAATATGATGCCATATGCAATGGTTGATGATATCAGAATTATCGTTAATGAGCTAAATAAGAGATCGGTTACAAGCTATGATAAGAGTAGATTTAAGATCATATATGATGAGAGTGATGAAATATATAAGCTTTATATAATAGATACTGATTCAGTAGCTAATTTAAGAGCACAGTATGTTTCATCTCAATCTGAATATCAGAATCTTATAATAGAAGCTAATGATAGATGTCGAACAGATTCCAATATTGCTAATTTCTATGATAGTAAATATAACAATGTAGATGGATATTTCAATGTATTAGCATCTGATGTAAATACTGTAATAGATGATGATACAATAACAGATAAGATATTGGGATGCAATTACATCATATCATTATTTGATATATACAATGTAGTCAAAGATGTATTGGAAGGATATGATGATGAGCCACTAGATAATACATTAGATGATGATAATGACGATGATTTATTCGACGACGATACTGACATAGATGTTAGTGATGATGATATAAATGAGCTAATAGAAGAACCAAAAGAAACTATTCAGACTATATCTCCAGTATCAGAAACATCTACAGAACCTGAATCTATAGTTATTGATGTAGAAGATATTAAGAAGAATATGGAATCGTCTGCAATACCTCCTACAGATAATGCAGTATTTGTAGAGACAGAAGATAAACCAGAAGAAATTATAACTGTAAAAGAATCAACTGGAGATGATTTAGATTTTGATGATCTTGGTAGTATTCCAGTAATAAGAAAACCAAAGAAGAAGTGATGAATCATGTTGTATTATACTAATTCAAAAGTATTTCAGAATTTATTTCTTCGACATGAAAAATACCAAGACATACTGAAATGTCAGTATGTCTTGGTAAGTTCCAGAATATATTCATCTGGTGAATATAAAAATATTATTCAAGCTAGAAATATTCTTTATCCAAATGCAGAAGTGTGTTCTTCAATGACTAATGAGATATTTAAAGAAAAGTATCTTAGTCAGTTAGAGAGTAATGAAGCGTTCTTTGCTACTCTTATTAAAGGTTCTATAGAAGAGAAATTTAATATAGTCTTCTTAGATACTTATAAAGAAGAAAAAAATATGCATTTCTTAGAATATTTATCAGAATTTATCTATATTCATTTTGGTTATCCATGTTATGATTATAAATATTATTCTTTAGGATTAATACCTCTAATAAAATATAATAGAAAAGAGGTATTATCTATATGTAATGAGTATTTAAAAGAAGCAAAGGATAATCATAATATAAAAGAAGGAAAAAATGATAAGCTTAGAAAATATAAGAAAATGAAGAAGAAAGAATTAATAAAGATACTTAAGAAAGAAGGTTTGTATGAAGTAGGAATGGTAAAAGAAGAAATGTTAGATTCTATTGAATTATTTCTCTTAGGGGATTAATTTATGTATGATAGAGATTTATATATTAATGAGAATAATCCGTATCTTTTTAATACTGATATATTTGAGTATGATATGAAAGATGCGGGATTCTCATTAATTAAAGAGTATAAGCTATTAGATAAATCTACTATAGATAAATTATCTAATCAAGATAAAGATACAAGAAAAGTATCTATCGGTAAACTGCAAAGGAATAATAAAGATCTTGTTAATGGATTAAAAATGGCATTTGTAGAAGCTAGAAGATTATTTTTTGAAGCTAATAAGCTAGATAATAATGACATTATATCTATTAAGAAAGATGCTATATTTACTAGCAAACTTTGTAAGTTCCAGAAATTTGGAGAGTATATTAACTTTAGACCTAAGAATAGTTATACCTCATATATCTATTTAGGTAGAAATATTGAATTCTATTATAATAGCGGTAAAATAGATATTAAAGGTTTAAGTGATGAAAATTATGAGAAGCATAAAGATTATCTAATTAATTTTATATCGAGATATATAAAGTCTATTGAATCTGGAGATAATATATCTAGTGTAAAATTGATTAAAAATTTTATAGATCAGTATAAATGGAAAGAATTAGATATTGGTTATTATAGAACTTTTGATAATAAATCAGTATTTAAAGTAATTGGAGAAGATGCTGAATTTGATAAATATTATGAAAAGGATAATTTAGATATTACTTATAATTTTTATTTAATTCTTAGGTTATTAAAAATTGTATTATAAAGGAGTAAAAAAAATGAATAGTTTGATTTATAGATGTATGGGGATTGGTTATGAAGATACTTATCGTAATAGAGTGAAAGTTACAAGTAATTTAATCAAAGCAACGGAAGAAAAAGTTAATATAAATATAACACCATTGATATACGACGTAATGGATGATATTGATTATGAATGTAATGTATCGGTATATCATGATTTTATTTCAGTATATATAAAATCGGATAATTCTAATTATGAGTTTAGTGATTTATTATTGGGATTTAATACAGAAAAAATTATGTATAATATATATACTCCAATATTAGTATTAAATAAGATAATGGAATTCTTAGAAGATGCTGATGTCAAGGTTGGTGGTACTCATATAACTGATTATATTGCATTTGTTGGAATATTATATTAATAGAGGTGATAATATGGAATATAAAATAATAGAGTATGGTGACACTCATATGATAGAAATACGTAGTATAATATTTGATCTTTATAATATGGGATACGCTTTAGATATTACATCGGCTATACAGAAAGTTGATATAGATAATGCTGATAAAACATATCACTTATCTGTGTTTAAAGATCATATACATTTTGATTGTAAGTATAGGACTGGTAAATATTATTCTCCATCAAAAGAATTATTGGGAATATACGATACTTATATTAAAATAGATGAATCTCTTGGAAAAGAAATAATAATCGAATTGCTCGATGTATTAAATAGCTTTCAGACAACTATTAATAATATTAATGCAAGGGATTTCGTTAATAGATATATTGTAGAAGAATCAACTAATGAAGTAGAATCTAATAATATCAATGAGAAGATAACGAATACTTACATTAATGATAGAAATATTTCAAGAAGGAAAGATTAAATTAATAAGAATAGGGATTAATTTTCCTATTCTTTTTTTTCTCTATGAAATTCCGCACCCCGAAACAAATAGATAAATTTACAGTAAATGAAAGGAAATAAACAATATGGGTTTTATTGACGACATTTTAAATGTAATGCGTAAAGGACCAGAGTTAGCAACACAGATAAATTCTGTTAAATTGAATACTAAATCAATAACAAGAGGAGCTAAAGATTCTACTTTTCAGTTTCCATGTTTGATTGCTGATTCAGTTCCCTTAGATATGGCAAATACTATGTCAAGAACTTTAGATAAAGTTTATGCTAGTTTTACTCAGACTTGGCTATCAATGAATTCAATGGTTGATATTACTATAGATCCCACTCCTTTAGATTATCTTAGAAAGATGCATCAGAATCTTAAATTAGAAGGTTCTTTAAAAGATCTTTTAGTAGATCCTCAAAATGTTGAATCATATATGGAAAAAGTACAAGATGGTACTTATAAACTTTATATGAGTAAAGATAATTCTTATGGAGTAGTATTTAATGTTGGTAATATAACTAATAGATCAATATTGGAGAGTCACAGAGAATTACTACAAGAGCATTTATCAGACTATGATATGAGACCATTAGAAGCATTCTATGAAGATAATACAGCTGATAATGTTGATATTATTGATAGATTTATAACTGCTCAAAGCGGATCTAATAGTAATAATAATATTAAGAGACAATCAGATTTATCAAGAATATCAGGTGGAGTTAGACCTCCTCAGTTACTTGATAGAGATATTAAGAAAACTAATGATATGGTTCCTCTTGGTGTACAAGTAAGACTTGTAGCAGTTAATGATAAAAAAGAATTTGTACAGTATATGGATTTTGTAGTTGGTGTTAAGACTATAATGCATGTAGTACAAACAGATGATATGGTAGATAATTTGAAAAGAGGAGTTGAGAATAAATCTCTACTCTTTAAATTTTTAAGATGGACTACTGGTGAAATTTCTCTATTTAAAGATATTATTCTTAACTTAGATGAAATTAAATATGATACTACTAAAGTAAAAGGTAAATCACCTTTCTTTGGTACATTGCAGAAGTTAAAGAATAAGAAACTTGGAATGACTAATTTCACAGTTCCTCACGCTATAATTCCAAATGCTACAGTAGTTATATCATCATACGAAGCTGATGTATTAATGAATAAGTATGGAATTGATATTAGAAGAGATGCTATCGTAAGAATGTTAATGAATAATCTTTTCTTAATGGCATTTGTTATAATGGATGAAGGTTCTGGCACAGTATCAGTATTTTATGATGGAGACCAGACATATCAGACATATGCAATAGAAACTCTTGAAAGAGATAATGCTATGAATTCTAATAAACTTGGAAAAGAAATAGGAAGAATGATTTCAAGATAATTTTTTTTATAATGAAAGGAATTTTTTATTATGGCTTATAATCCGTATTATGAATCAATGAAAATACTTTCTGAAAATGAACAAATGTCTTATGGAGAAACTAAATATCTTAGAATGGTATTGGAAGATGTTAATTCTCCAGTAACAAGGAAACTTGAAGAAAAGTTATTTCAGTCAGTAATTGATAAGAAGCATATAAATTTTGGTAGTATACCATTATCAAAAGGAGTTATTAAAGATTATGAGGGGTATTCTGCAATGGAAGGAACCCTTAATACTATTAAAGCTCTAGCAGTAGAAAATAAGAATAAAGAAGTTCTTGAGTATGTTAATATTATATTAAAAGCTATTGATAATATCTCAAGTATGTCTATAGCATATCAAAAAGGATTTCAGTTTAAAAATGAATATATAGCTATGGAATATAATAGTTATGTATATTTCTGTGTAGAAGCTACAACTTCATTAATTTATTCATTCGTCGAATATGTAAAAAGACCAGATCAGGAAACTATGGTTATTAATATTAAGAATAATAAATTAAGAGCAGATGAATTTTATTTTGAGCAGTTAAAGAAGTTTAATACTGTATGTGATACTCAAGGTGTTAATTACAGAAAGATGTTAGATGCTATGTGTACATCTAAAGATAATTTTATTGGTACTACCGCAGCAATTGGAATAGCAGCCGTTATTACAGCAGCAATTGCTATTATACCAGTAACTAGATCAGTAGTATACCAAGTATATTATCTTAGAGGAAATATATCAGAGCAATTGGATATTCAAGCTCAATTTATGGAGATGAATAAAACTTGTGTAGAAGCAAATTCAGCTCTTACTATACAGAAGAAGAAAGAAATAGTTGCTGAGCAAGAGAAGTTAGTCAAGACATTAAGAAAGTTATCAGATACTATTAGAGTTAAATCAGATAAAGCTGTTAATACTACTATTAAAGAAACAAAAAATGATAATAAATCATTAACCATAGATAGTATTAAAGATGAAGTATCTAACTCTGATTTTGAATTACTATAATTAAGGGGTAAGGAATGTAAGAAAATGGTAGATAGAAGTTATGATAAAAATGGTTTCAGTGATACTGAGCAAAAAAGATTGGATGTAATCAATTTATTCATGAATACTGGAAAGAAAACTATTCATGAGTTGTATGAGTTACCTGATACATTAGAGTTAAATATAGGATATGAAATTAAGGATATAAGATTATCTGAAGAAACCTATAATGAATATTTTAATGGAATGATAAAATTTATTAGAGAAGTTTTATCTATAGATGATACTGACACAGAAACAGCTAATAAGTTTAATAATGAATTAAATAATGCTAAAGAGAAAGATAAATCATTTATAGATGGATTATTTATACAGACTGGTGATGATAAAGTTACTTGTGTATGTATATTAAAGAATAATATAGATTATTTATGTGATATAGCAAATACGATTAAGAAATATAAACTGAATGTAAAATCACTTATAGATTCTTTTAACTATGAAAATTCTAATGTTAAATCTCATAGTATAGAATTTATGGAAACATCAGTTAATTATTATCTACAAAGTATTCTATTCTATATTCAATCATCTTTAAATACATTGATAAGTAATAAAGATAAATCAGAAGTATCAAATATTAATAAAGGACAATTCCGATTATTTTTATAAATATAAATAAGAAGTGATATGTACTATATTATCACTTCTTATTTATTACTACCCCTTAAAAACACAGTCTTAATAGACTAATTTATATGAGGTATTAGAATGAATACAGTAAATGAATATATTGTGGAGGAATTACAAGAAAGACTTGATAATGATCTAACTGTATATAAGACAAACTCAGATGCAAGTTTGGGATTAGCTGTTAGTGATATAACGGATTTCAAATTTAATGTTCATCAGAGATATATAGATATGATTACTAAAGAGCTTAATGCAATCTCTCCAAGTTTAGATAAAGATATAATTAATAAGATAAGTAATTATAACTTTGATAAATTTAATCTATATATTAATAAAATAGAAGAAGAGCATATTAAATCTCTTAATTTCAAATATCTAATTCATTATTGTAGATTGATAGAGAAATTATTGAATGATATTATCAAGAATAAAGATAATGATAAAGCAATATTTGAATTATTGGGAGAAACAGCAGTATATAGAGTAGAAAAGCAATCAGTTGTTGGTAATGTAAGATATGGAAAAGATTTATCTGCATTAAAAAATGAATTAGAGTATACTAAAGTAAAAGTTACTAATGATTATTTTGATGGAACAATAATGCCATTTGTAAATAGCTTTAAATCTAAACAAGCAGAATGTAATAGATTAGCTAACGAGTATTCTAAAGTAATTTCTATCATAAGTGAGTTTATTGATAGAATTATTAAAGTAATGACAGAGAATAAAGAAAATCCATATCCTAATGCTAAATCAGTTCATATGATTTGTGTAAAAACTGTCAGGAACATAGATAAATTAACAGGATTTGTTACATTCTGCGTATTACTTAAAATACAGGAATTAGTTACAAGAGTTATTTCAGTACAATCATTATATACTGATTTATTGAATACTAATGTACTTATTAGTGAAGGATTCAATGGTAATGTTATTTTCCCTACGGATACTCATTCTTTAGCGGAGAATATGTTAAATGGTAAATGTAGTGCATTTATAGATCTAACTAATCAGATATATGGATATTATACTCTCCATAATAATATGGAGTATCAACTAAGCTATAATGATAATTATAGTGAACCTATGAAAGACAGAGAGAAGAACTATGATAATAGTGCATATGTAGATATAGCAAATGCTATTGGTATTATCTCAAGGGGTCTTGATAGATTGGGTAAAGAAGGTGATCAATATCTAATGATGTTTGATGATGTTCTTAAAGAAACTGGACTTAATTTACCATTGAAGCAGCAATATAAGAATGAATTAGAGATGTTAGCGAATGGAGTTGAAAAAGAATTACCAATTCTTGATGTAGATAATATTGATAGAAAGTTATGGGAACTAATTAGTTTTAAAAAGAATATAGAAGCATTAACTAATTTAGTACACGAAACTTATAGAAAGATAGAATTACTATTAGAAAGATTTGGTAATAATATAAATAGTGAGTATAAAGATATAGATACTATTAATCAGTATAAGATATTCTTATCTGATTTTATTAGTACTTATAGAGATTTTATTGAGAATGTATGTGGTGCATTGATTACAAGATTAAATAATTTAAATGATTCATTAGAGAAATCTACAGAAACTCTACAGCCGAATTATGTAAAACCTGATGTTACTGATTCACAGTTAACAGCAGAATCGTTTAACTTCATGGATATTGTATATAATGAGACTGTAAAGAGTATTGAGGAAGATTTTAGATATAATTTTATTTGTCTTGAAAATGAATATGTTATTAGAAAGCACTTACAAGATACTGGTTACCAATTAGTAATAGAGGATGGTGAAGGTACTAATGCTGGTAACAGTGGAAATGGTGGTACATCGACAGGCGGAAGCACACCATCTACTTCAACATCTGGTAATAGTAGTGGTTCTACTCAACCATCTACATCTAATGCTAATAATGCTAAAGCAAATGCCAATAATAGTAATCCATCACAAAATAATCAGAATAATAATCAAAATCAGAATGGTCAAAATAATAATAATACCAAAGTACAGGTAAATGATAATAATAATCAAAGTAAATCATCTACAGGTATTATTGGACTCATTAAAAAGATTATTGAAAAGATTATTAATGCATTTAGAAATATTGCAATGAAGATGGCTCAAAAGAATGATAAATGGATTAAAGACCATAAGAATGAACTTCTTAATAGAAGTTATGCCAATGTAACTGTTAATATTCTTCCATATCATAATATTGCAGTACAGGCATTTACAGAAGACCCTAAGAAGCTTACTACCAATCTGAATAGTATAACTAATCAGACATTAGCATCTCTTAATAGTGAGCAGGATTTATATGGTAAACTATTCACATTTATTAATGGTGGTGTTAATATTCAAGATGGTGGTACATTGAGTGATGCTATTACTAAATATTATAAAGTTGGTGGAAGTGCTAAATTAGAAGTAGTAGAAGTTGCTAACGGTGATTTGAAATCAAAGATAGATGGAGATATGATTCCATATTGTGAAAAATATCCTCATGATTTCTTAAATAGTCTAACATCAACAATGAATCAATTAAAAGAATCTGCAGATCAACAAGTACAAAAAATTACTAGTGCAGATTCAGATAATTCATTAGGTGATAAACCTAAATGGATAGTTAATGCTATTGGTACATATTGTGGTGCATTATGTAATGCTGCTAGAGATAGATATACTGATTATTTCAAAGTATTATTCTCATTATTACCAAAAACAACAAGTCAGAATGATAATAATAGCCAGAATAATAATCAAAATAATAACAATAATCAGAACAATCAACCACAGCAGAATAACAACAATAATAATCAGCCACCACAGAATAACAATAATGCTGGAAATAATAACCAGAATAATAACGGTCAGTAACAGCAATAAAAAAATCACAGTGAATAGAAATCCTATTCACTGTGATTTAATAACTCTTTTTAGTACTATAGTACTAGATATAGCTAATTGATCACCACTTGATCTAAATGAACTATTCATTCCTGCTAAAATATACTGTCCATTATAATCACTTGTATATTCAGTATCTTCAAATATTAATTTAATACTCTTATTAGGTGCAATAGCACTTATATCAAAATCTAATACTCTTAAAGTAATAACATCAGATGCTGCATTTGTCTGAGCAGTATATGTACTAGCCATATATTGATTTTCTGTATCATTTCTCATTATTCTAGTGAAATTATCATCTGTTTTTGATTCTGCTTTAGATTCCACTTCTTCATCATCGTCTTCATCATATGAATCTATTGCATATGCACTATTTGCATTAATGTAGTTATTACTAATAGATTGATTATTGATATTAATAGTTTTATAATCAGCTATAATATAATTTTTTGTAGGTTCTGATAATTTAGAAAATGATCCTACTTTACTACCATAATCAGAATCAAAACTCTTAGGGATAATAATACTAGTATCAGTATTCTCATTTTGATAATATGCTACACATTTACCGTTATATGGAATAATATATGTATAATCTAATCCAAAATATATAATACTACCTTCTTTATATATTCCATAATAACTATCAATAAAGGTTAATGACTTTAATACTGATTGTGGTGGTAATAAAAATTCTTTATATACCTTATTATTATCAGGTTGACCCATTAATACATTATCTACTTTAGCAACAGTCATTAAATATGCTATTGCATCAGTTACATTAATATTACTAAATACCTTATTTACATTTTCTTTTGTACCAGCTACATATGATTTAAATAAATAAAATACACACATATTATCACTAACAGCAGATAAACTATCTTTAGTACTTTTTCTTGCTTTAGTATAATCATCCTTATTATCTTCATTCTTTAATGCTAATTGCATATCTCCAGTATTCTCATCAAATATAATATCATATGTATCATTAATATATGATTTTTCAATACTTAAATCTGGACTATCATTTTCATTACTAAATGCTTTATTTATTCTTAAATAAAACTGAGCTTTATTTTTATTAGATAATAATTTATAGTATGTATCAGTATCTAAACTCATAGTTATTTTAAATAGAGGAAAGAAATATTCTTCATAATTTTCTTCCAAGTCTATTTGAATTAGTTTAGATGGATGAAGTTCTATTTCTCCTTTTCCATCTGGTAATAATATCTTTAAATTTTTTACAATATATTTATATTTTTGATATTTATCAACTCGACTAAAAATAGCCATAATAATATCCCCTTAAAATAATCCTTCTAGGTTAATTTGATGATTATAAAATCTATTACCATTTAGACTCATAATACTATTTATATCTATTCTATCACATATTTGATTAGTAATAGAAGTTATATTAGCATTTGTTAATTCTTTATATGTAGATATAATATCAGTACATTTAAAGCTAGTAATAAAATCTTTTTTATCATCTTCATCATCAAAGATATTTGATAACATAGTAGGAGTAGTAGTATCTGTTCTTATTATATTACTATTAATCCCATTATAAATTAGTTTTGATAGAGTTTTAAAAGCGTATCCACATACACCATCTATACTTCTACTCTTATCTCCCATTATTGATAATAAGGTACAGTATAATGAATGTGAATTATATAAATAATCTAAACTCTTTATTTCATCTTTATCTTCTTTAGAGATATAAGATAAATAATCATCTATATTACTAGCTATTATCTGTTCTGTAAATTTTCGCTGAATATAATGATTATTAAAATTTTCTATAAATGTATATTGAGTATCATATAACTCTCCAGTTATTATTAAATTTTTTCTATTATTTGTATTGCTTATAATATAAGGGATTAATGACCCTTCTATATTCATACTTGATAGATAATACACATCAGGTATAAACTCACATATAGTTCTTACATCTGGTAATATTTCATTCTTTAATTTTTCAGTTAATAATACAAATTTTGGATTTGTATTAAATTTAGTTAAATAATAAGATCTATAATCTTCGTTATATTTCTTTTGTATAAAATCGTTTGAATTAAAATCTGTATGGAATAAATATATTTTTGTATTTAATCCATTATTAACAAAAAACCTCTTATAAAATCCTGCTAGATTTATTATATTAGAAATAATGATTTCCTCAAAATCATTCTGTACTACTATTTTCTTTTCTAAGTCTTGTAACATAGATAAGTGTTTAAAAACACTTTCAAGATTAATGAATAGATTAATACTATCATTAGGCTGTAAAAAATTAGATGATGTTAATGAATCATCATAATATTGATACTTCATTAGTAATGCATTAAAGCATATACTGAATGGATCATAATCGTTAAATTTTTTACTATCCATAAATCATGCCTTCCTTAATAAAGTTTATTACAAAGTTTCCATAAAGGTTAAAAATAAAAAAAATAAGGATATGCATAATAATATGCATATCCCATTATATTTACTTAACAACTTCTACAGACCCGTTATTATGAAGCTTGAAAGTTTTCCCGTCATAACTAACTGTAATGATACCGTCATTTACTGGTATGTAATTTCCACCAGATGCTTCTTTAGTATTTTCATCTGGTTTAGGTTCAACTATAGATTCTTTTGGAATCTTTTTATCATTAACAAATCCGTATGCTTCTACATTACGAGACCCGGGCTTGCTTATTACTAAGTTGACATACTTACCTTTTAATGATGGATACCATTTAACTATATCCTCATAATACACATAGTTCCACGATGCTGTGAAATGAAACTTGTAAAACCTATATTCTTGGTCTTCATCTGTCTCATATACATCTACGGAATAAGTCTCATCTTTCTTAAGATGACCATTCCATGCAATACCATAGTCATCCATTTGATAGTAACCTTGATCATTTGCGATTTTGATAGTGTTAAATACTCTATCTTTCTCGCTCTTATACAGGTCACCTTTTGCAGTCAATACTTCCTTTTGTACTGACGCATCTACATTAGTTACAGTATCTGTAACAAATGCTGTTACTGCGACAATAATTAGGATTCCAATGCTATTGATCATCTTCTTTGTTAATTTCATAGTTACACTTCCTTTCATAAATAGAGAGTGGTATAGTATATACTATACCACTCAAATAAATAGTTACTTATTATTCTTCTATACCAGCTATGTAATGAGCTAATTTCATAGAAGCCGATTGTGATGACTGGATTAACGGTAATCCTGTATGCTCTCCAGCTCTATCCATCAACCTATATATTGCATCACACCTACGACAAATACCACATGAAGTTAATTCATGCATATCTGTTTCATCCTTATCCAATTCTCTAGCTTTAACTATTGAGTTAGCCGTATTGATTATAATCTTATCCATATCCTCAAGATTTTCAAAGATGTAATATAATTCTTCTGGTAAATCAGTAGTTTGTAATGCATTTGTTATTCTTTTCTCATTCATAGCTTTTTCTTTAATATCGGCAAGCTTATCCTCCTCTTTTATAAGTCTTGTGCTTGCAAAGATATATGCATCTTCATTATATTCGTATGTAGCATAATTATTAGATGGAGTTGTTAATTTAACATACTCATCAAGATACTGCATTGTATAACCTAAAGCGTTAAATCTCTTTTCGAGCTTCTTATATTGCGGTAAGAATATAGCTTTCTGCGATTGAATGAATTCATATTTAACTTTTGCATCAGCTAATGTATCAACTGTTCTATTATAATACTCTTCAACCTGTTTAACTGATTCTTCAGTGTATCTATGACTATTAGGTTCTCCAATATTACGTGGAATACCACCGAATCCAAAATCTACTTCCCTAAATTCAAAGTATGTATACACATACACATCTAAGTTCTCAGGTACTGAAGCTTTTAATTCTTTTAATTTATCTTCCAATATTATCAATTTAGGAATAATAATATCTTTATTTTTAACAGCTTCTCTATATATTTCATCAGTTTTCTCATTTTCTGCTCTAATTATATCTGAGAAATATGATGTTTTATATATCTCCTTATTAGTTTCCATTCCATCTATAACCTCGTCATTTTCCAGTGTCATAGTATGGATATATCCAACAGGAAAAATCCAGTAATCTGTACCAACACCACCACCGTTTGAACTACCTTTATGATAGTATACTGGTTTAAGTTTAGAAGCATCTGATGGGTGTATACCTCTAGTTGGATTAAAACATCCACCCCAGTTGACTTCAATAAATATATGAGATGCCCTCACTGGGTCTTTTGGTTTGAAGCATTTGGTTCCTTTCTTAGAAACCCAATAATCTCCAAACATAAATCTACTACTGCCCTTGAAATCTATGTTCATATTATTGATGACGTCTTTATCATCAAAGTATCTAAATTGATCTTTGACATTACCAACATCATCTAAATCAAATTCTTTTGATATTATAAATGATAAATTTGGGCTATATTTCCCAAAATCATTTACAATAAATCCGTTGTCAATTTCATAACAATTCTCATTATTATAAAACTTCTTTACCTCTGATAAATTTAAATTTTTCTTCATTTTAAATTCCTTTCATCCTTTCGGAAATCAATGTTTATATTAAGAAGATAAATATCTTCACATTGATTTTATGAAATTGTACCATAGCTAGAATATTATCTAGCTATGGTACTTAGTTAGTCATTACTTTCTGATTCTCATCTTTCTGTTAAGCTCATCCATTGCTGTGTACTTATATTTCTTCTTATTATTCTTATTAAGTACTCTTCTCATCTGATAGATGAACTCACCATCCTGGACTTTTCTCCATCCAGTTACTTCAGGTTTAAACTGCCTATTGTCATCCGGTATTGTGAGCATATCATGGAATACTCTCATCGGATCGATCATAAGCATAACAACAGTTTCTTTACCGTTGTTAAATTTACTTACTCGAGGAGTTCTATATCTCTTCAGTATAGGAGAAGTATCTCTGTTTACCTTTCTTGCTCTTCTCCAATCTTCTGAAAAGAATGCTGCCTCATCTGTTTTACTATATATGTAAGGAGAGAATACTTTATAGAACTCTTCTTTCATATTAGCACTTGTGTCTTCTTGTGTTTCAACACCTCCTAAGAAAATTCTTGGGATAGATTTGTCCTGAGACTTATTCTTGCCATTCTTCATAACTGATGTTGGAAGAATTACCATAAATGGTATAAATGCTTTTCCAGCTTCAGTTGAATAAACTTGAATTTGAACATCCTCTTCACCAATTCTATTCACCACGGCATTTACTTTCTTCTGTAAATACTCCTCTACTTGGTGAGTAGAAATTGAGAATGGTAGCTCGTTCTCGTCTGGTCTAATCCCAGCTTTTGTGTTTACATTGTTGCTCATTGTGTTACTTACCATTCTAGTACCACCTTTCTTAAATAAAAATATTTATATCTAATCAAGACATTAACGTCTTGTTAGTATCAAAGTAATTTAATATTAAAGGTCCCCGTTTCCGATAGGTCAGAGATATTTAGGTTGTGTAACTACATAAAGATTATATATAAATTTACTTATAAAGGTAAAATTATATCATATATTCTAACTTCTACTACGTTAGATAACCAGTCAGATTGAGCATATCCAATATCACCCATTCTTCTGGTCTTACCTGATAAGGCTTTCGTTTCTACTATAAATTCTGTTGCACTACCATCATGTGCAATAGTGTGAGATGCATTAGTATCTCTATCATCTTTTTGGTCACCGATTATACACGGTATAATTGTACCATTTTCTAAGACTAAATCAACATATTGACCAATCTTATGTGTATAATAACTACCAAGAGCAACACAATATCTACCATCAACCATTCTTATACCAGTATCATCCGTATATGCATATTTGTGTTGTAGTTTGTATTGTGGAGTATCCTTTGATGTTATCATTTTAAAATCCATATAGGATTTTCTTGTATCTCCAACTACTCTCTTTGATTTGTAATTAGGTAATGTGTCTGATATGTACTTTTTACTTACATATGAATAGTTATCATTTACTTTAATAACCAACCACTCATCGTCATATTCACTATATTCAATTTTATCTCCCCATGATAAATATTCTACCACATTACTATTTATATCAGGATTCTCTCTTACTCTCAATCCAGATACATTAACATACCCTACATTAGATAACTCATATTCTACTGTAGGTTCTTTAACACTTTCCTCTTCTTCTTTAGTTTCTTCCTCCTGCGGTTCTTCGCTAGTTTCACTTACTTCTACCCTTTCGGGAATTATGTTTTGGAACATAGTAAGTTGATTAGTTTCTGATAATAAAGTATCTGGATCTTCCATTTTTCTTACTAATGAATATTCCATTGCTTCACTATCAATTTCAATTTTTGTAGAATTACCCGACAGTACAGTTATAAATGCTATTACTAGTATAAATTTATTTATACCTAATAGATTTTTAACCCATGGTCGGAGTTTTCTCCTACGATGTTTAATAGTTTCCATTTTGTAAATAGTTTCCTTTCTATAAATATTTACTATAAGATAATATATACTTATTTTGATTATTTTAGGTGTTAAAATAAAAATAAGAAGTAGAATAAAAATCCTACTTCTTATTTTCTTATTATTTTATTTTAACAATTATCTCATCTTCGTCTATAGTTATTTTATCTCCATATTGCTGAGATAATACACCACTAATCTCATCAGTATATTCTGTATATATACGTACTCTTACAGCATCATCTGAATGAATATAACCTATACAATCTATCTTATCACTATAATCCTTAAGTAAAAAATATAACTGTCTAACTTCGTCGTAATCAGCTATAAATAATACTTCTAATTTAGCATAATCCCCTCCAGATAATTCAGTAAAGTATTTATCTATTTTTTTCTCCATTAGTTACATTATTTTCCTTTCATATATAAAAGTAAATAATGATTTACAAGCCGACATTATTTTTTTAATATTGAATCTCGAACTATCTGACTCTGAGCATCTTTTTGTTGACGTTCGATAGCTTTCTGCTCATCAGACAATCGCTTTATACGGACATCTCTTAATTCAAATAATCTCTTTTTAGGTATATTATACATAATATCTTCATATGATAATTCACCTTTAAAAAGAGCTAGAGTTTCATCTATAACTCTTGAATTTTGCTCAGCTCTATCTCCGTACTCATCAAGCGATTGTATGTCTGAAAAACTAAGTCATCCATTGATACATCAAGATTCTTAGTTACAGCTCCACAATGAGGACACTTAGTATCTCCAAGAGAATACGTAACTTCCCATAAGCTCTGAATCTTAGCTGTTTGAGCTGCAAGGTATTTAATATCATTTGGTCCTATATAATAAATAGCATCAAGAATATCTTTATATCCAGTACAATGAATATATCCACCTTCTCCATCAGGTACATCAACACTTCTAACTGATGTAAGTAGAAGTACATTATCCATATATACCTGACTAGCATCATTTCCAAATGCATCTTTAAAGGTCTCTTCATTCATTAAAGGAATAAAGTTATACAAGAAATCATATGCACTTGCTACACCCATCTCACATACAACTTTACTATCAGGTAATTCTACATATTTAGAATTATTAACAGCTGCATTTTCAGCAATCTTATCATAATCAGACGGTTTAGCTGTAGCAACTTCTTCCATCTTCTTTAAGAATTTATCAGCACATCTTTCAAGTCTTAGAATATTTCTTGTATTATATTCCCAGTTGAAAGTTTTACCACATTCTTTATTACCACATCTAAGTGGGATTTCCTGCGTCTCTTTCTCTGTAGAAATATAAAGACCGTATAACGCTAATGAAATATCTGTATAAGAGAAATGCTTTAAGAAATCTTCAAAATCCTTAAAATCTCCTCTTGAGATATTTGTCATATGATTATAGATAATACTTAATCTCTTATAATACTGATCGAATTTAACATTCTCCATTGATAGAGCAATATCAGCATACTCACCATATGATAATCCCTTCATCTGTGCTTTAAATCCTGATGCAGGGAAACATATAGTAGTTCTACTACCATTAATATTAAATTCTTTAATATGGTCTTGGAATGATACTGATGACCTTTTTGCTTTAATAGTAGCTAGATCAAGAATTCTAACTTCATTAATTCTTATAGTCTCCGCTTCAGATAATTTCTTCTTCTCTTCTTCTGATAGGAAGAAATCACCACCAAGTCCAGTCTTATCAATAAGAATTTCTACTATTCTTTTCTTTTCTGGAGATATTTCTTCTTCTTTATTATCTTCTTCTGCTTCAGATGATTTCTCTTCATCTACTTTTACTTCTTCTTCTTTTATATCTGTACCTTTATCTTTTAACTCTTTTCTTTCCTCTGGTGTAAGAATAGAGAAATCAAATATAGGTTCATCATCTTTTCTAGGTCTGATAAATACAGGTTCCTGTTTATTACCATATTTATCCATAAGATCAAATGATATAGAACCATCTGGATTTATTTTAACAGATTCAATTTCATCCATCAACTGTACATATTCTAACTGAGTCATTGGCTTTTTAATAAGAGTTACTTTACTTCTCTTACTAAGAGTAGTATCATAGTTATTAATCTCATTTTTAATATCAGCCATTCTCTCATCGTTATATACAATATTCTTCTGTGGACCATTATCTGCTTTTAAATCACCATTATCAACTACTAGTCCTTTTGGAGTTTTTGCTTCATCTTCTTTAAGCATCTCTAATGGAGATTTCTTAACTTCAGCTGGAGTATTCTCCGATTTTACTACATTAGATTCTTCTTTAACTGCATTGAGCATTGATGTTAAATCTAAATCTTCATTTCTTGAAATTGTATTAGAATTATTAAGCTCGTTATCTGTCATTTTGCTTATTTCCCTTCTTATAAATATTTAATTTAAATAATTTGAGTTTCATTCTCTACAAAGTTGTAGATTATTTCACCTTTATCATTTGTAGTAACTCCTAATACCAATTGAAAATCTTTACTATCCTTTACAATAGGCATTAGGAATAACAACATCAGATTTCCATTATATTTAGTAGTAATAATATCCATATCGCCACTATTAATAGAATAAGAAAATTCTGAGCATTGTAATGCTAATTCTGATTTAATACCTTCAGTATCTATTTCATCATCAAATGAATATAAATAATGAGAAATATCCATTCCTAATGTAGGAATAGATGGATAAAACCCAGGTTTTCCAAATAATATCATCATTACATCTGTGATAAAAGATTCTGTAGGTGATAGAACTTTAGGTTCATTAAAATCATTAACATTAAATGTTGGATTTACTGGTAATGTTGCCATAATAGTTATGAAATCCTTTCATTTAATAAGTTTACATTAATGTGAATTCAATTAAAAGTAAATGCTTAGGGTTAGAAACAAAATGATAAATTAAAATATATTTCATATGAAAGGAATATTATAAAGATTATGAGTTATTATAGAAGAAGATTTCCTGTTGAGAGATGGGATGATGAAGATCTTTTAATGGAAAATCAGTTTAATAAACTGATAACTACTGCAAATATGATTCAGTTAGAGAATGAACAGATCTTGAGAGATATAGAAACTAAAGTATATGTTGAAGATGGTACAATAGATGATTTACAATATCTATATCTTGAAGCTGAAGAAGCTGCAGATAAAAAAGAAGTTGGTATATTAACTAGAATAATCAATTTTATCAAAAAAATTATAGCAAAGATTAAGGAAAAATTTAATGAGATATTTGGTAGCGGAGATGATGTTGATGTTAAAGTTCCTAAAGACCAATTAGGTATGCTTGATAAAATAGTACAGCATTACCAAAATATAAAGGCTGCTATAGATTTAATCATTAGTGGTAGAATACTTGAAGGAGTAAAAGCATTATTATCTGCTGCTAAATTAGAGTTTATGGCAGCTGGTGCTGGTGTTGCACTAGTTGTTATTCGTAAATCTAAACTTAAAGCTAAATATGATGTATTGCATAATATAAACGATCTAGCAGGCAAAGCTAATGATAAAATAGAAGGGTGGCTTAAGTCTAAAAGTAAAGGAGCGACTATGGATTTGATTAAGTCGGGCTTAAGCTTTTTGAAAGAACATATTATAGACCCTATTGGAGCTGCTATAAAAGAAGCTGGAAAATGGTTAAATGGTGACGCTACTGGAGAGGGTAATACAAATACACAAGGTACTGGAGATACTGGTAAAGGCGAAGGTGGTACTGGAGATACTGGTAAAGGCGAAGGTGGTACTGGAGATACTGGTA